ATGCCATTAACTGACACAAAAATCCGAAATGCTAAACCTCATGAGAAGCCTTACTCGCTTCAGGATGGTCAGGGCCTCTATCTTGATGTCAGGCCTACCGGTGCCAAGATATGGCGATACCGGTTCTGGCTGTCACCAAAAAAAGACGGGCGCTATACGATAGGCGAGTACCCTGGCGTCTCCCTGGCTGATGCCAGAAGAGAAAGAGAGTGGGCAAGAGAACAGGTTAGGCAGGGCAAAAATCCAACCATCGTCAAAGACACTGAAAAGCTGATGGTTATGGGTGATGCAGAGAACACCTTCAAATCAATCGCTGAAGAATGGTATGAGCGAAAGTGCCAGACCTGGGCAGAGAAAACTCAGATAGTTAATCGTGGATTCCTGGATAAGCACATCCTGCCCGCAATAGGGAAGATACCAGTAAAGGACGTTAAAGCGGCGCACATACTTGCATTGATGCGGAAGCTAGAGAAGGCAGGGAATGCTTATTCCGCAGGAAAGGTGAGACAGATATGTTCAGCTGTTTTTTGCTACGCCGTCGCCACACTGAGAGCTGAAGTCGATCCATCGTATGCCCTTCGCGGCGCAGTGATGCAGAAGCCTACCACACACGCAAGACCGGCAACTACAGAAGAGCTTCGTCAGCTATTTGTCTCGCTAAGAAATTACAAAAGCCCGGTCATGGTTATCTGCATAAAAATGCTGGTTATGACATTCGTGCGTCAACAGGAGCTTAGGTTTGCCAAGTGGGATGATATCAGCTTAGAAAAAGCCGAATGGATAATCCCAAAAGAAGTGATGAAGAAACGCCGCGAACACCGCGTTCCGTTGTGCGACCATGTTATCGCATTGCTGGAAGAACTTAAACCACTGACAGGTGATAAAGAATATCTCTTCCCCAGCCCATCAAAGCCGGGCCAACCAATTGCCAAAACCACCATTAATCGCGCTATCGAGTATCAGGGGTTTGCAAGCGGTGAGATAACCGGGCATGACTTCCGCGCCACGGCATCCACCGCTTTGTATGAGCAAGGCTTCAGGCCAGAAGTGATAGAAGCACAACTGGCTCATCAGCAAAAGAATAGGGTAGCTGCCGCGTACAATCATGCGGAGTATATGAAAGAAAGAAGGGAAATGATGGATTGGTGGGGAGGTGTTATTGCCGGCCTGATCGAGGACAAGAAGTGATTTTATCCTTTATCCACGCATCGACTTCACTGGAAGGCCATCTGACGCTTCTGCCAATCTTCACAGGACGTGGAAATTTACCGTCTCGCATCCATTCATAAATGGTAGGCTTCTTGTAGCCGGTTGCCGCGCACACATCGGTGATCGGCATGAGTGTATCGCTCATTGTTATATCCATTCGATTATCTCCAGGCGTAAAAAAAGCCGCCATCAGGCGGCGTTTGTAGGCTTCACTTCTTTACTGATTACCTTGTAGAGGTAATAACTATGCGCTTCGTGACACGACGACTTCTTTTCAACCATCGCATCAGCGTCCTTTTTGCTCTCAAAAACGGCAACCACTCCGTAACCAGTGCCATTCCTTCCTATCTTGTAAACAATATGGACTCTCTGATTTTGGGCTCTCATATTTGCTCCAATAAAAAACCCGCACTCGGCGGGTCATGGTGTTAACTCAAATTCATCGTCCCACGGCGGGAATGTGCTCATCCGTCCATGCGACATGATGTATTCCGACGCCGCAGCCATAGAGCATGGCTTCTCGAACTCCAGCATAAACACATCATCGTAAGCCTTCCCTAGCCACCACCCGCCGCCGTATTCGCGTGCGCGCTGAATGAGCACCCACCGACCGGGAGTTATGCGGTGATGTATCTCGCCCCTGTAAATAATCAGATAGTCCGAGTCTTTGCTCATGGCCCACCCCAAAATAACTGTATTTATATACAGTAAATTGAGGCGGGCGGGCTGTCAATTCTTGGCAGGAGCTTCCGGTAGTGGCATCCAGTGTGTAGGCTCATTCCTTAATGAATCTCCATCAAAGAAGTAGTGATAATGCCCATCCCCTTCGTCTCCTATGCAGCCATCTTCGATATGCCCGCCGTAATCTGGGAAATATAGAAGTACGCGGGTATCGAGTTCAGGCAACCGCTCACTGCACGCTATCCAGCCAGCAGCAACCGGCGCGGGCGGTGTGATATACGCGCTAAGCACTTCGTATTTATCGTCCGTGAGCCAGGGTGCCTCCGGGTACAGCCAGCTAGCAAACTTGCCTGTTTCCTTATTCCTTCCAACGAATCCAACCGGCTCCGCCAGCTCCCGCAGCGCCAGCAGCGGCTCTGTTAAATAGAGAATCACTTCATCAGCGTCGAGCGCAATTTCAGTGCCGTCTCTCGCGCACTCAGTTGCGACATCGTGCAAAAACTGAACTCGCTCGTAATCAATTTCGCTCACGCTTCACCCCCTGTCTCAAGATTGATGCCCGCGGCGCGAGCCTCGTCCCAGGCTTTCATGTATTCCTGAATTTCTTCCCACGGCTCGCCAGCAGCAGCCAGGCCATCGATAACGCGTTGGCGCTCGTTATGTCGCTCACGAGCCTCCAGCTCAGCGATGCGCTTATGCGCGGCTTCCAGCGCATCTTTCAGCGCTTCATAATCGCTGTAAAAAACAAATTCCCCTTCCGGGTCGTTGTAGGAAATATCCTGACGTCCATAGCCGTCTACAGAATGTCGCGGCGCCGCTTTCAGTTTTGCTGTGTCGATGGTCATGCGGCACCGCCTTTAACAAAAATAATCCAGTGCGTTTTGTCGGATTTTCCTGTTCGTTGCCAGATAGCTGGCTTCTCGTCTGTGAGTTCCAAAATACGGCGAACAGGTATCTGTGTTTCGTTCCATTTGAAAATGAGCACGCCGTGTGGACGCAATACGCGAAATGCCTCTTCGAACCCGGCGCGCAGGTCATCACGCCACGTTTCCCGGTTTAATTTTCCGTATTTTTTCCCCATCCATGCGTTATCACCGACACGCTCAAGGTGTGGCGGATCAAACACTACAACAGGGAAGGAAGCATCAGAGAATGGCAGCGCGCGGAAATCGGCAACTACGTCTGGACTGATAACAAGACTGCGACCGTCGCAGAGGGTGTGCTGCTCGGCGCGGATATCGCTAAAAATTGCGCGCTCGTCTTGCTTGTCAAACCAGAACATACGGGAGCCGCAGCACATGTCGAGAATGGATACATCTGTCATGCGGCACCGCCTTGACGCAACTCGACTGCGAAATCGCTGGCAATATTTACTGCCTCATCAAGTCCTATCATTTCGTCTTGACGGCAACTTACGATTGAATTGCTAATTTTCAGGCAAACAGCATCAACAGCGCTGGCCCTTACTTCGCGCAGGAATGCGTCAGTGGCCGGGGTTTCCGGTGCATGCATAATTGCTGTTAGCATTGCGTCATGCATGCAATCAACATCTTGGCAACCCAGTGATTCGGCTGTTTTAAACTCGCGGTACATGTTTTTGAATGCATCAGTTTTGCACCACTTATTGATATCCTTCAGCGCTGCACACTCCTCCGCCAACTGCTCGCACTGCTTCGTCTTTTCGCGCAGCGCCGCGGTGGTAACGACGAGCTTATCCGCCAGGCTGACAATCATCTTCGCGATATCCAGCAGCGGCGTATTGCTGTCGAGGCACTTCGCCAGCTCGTGACCGGCTGCGATTAATTCGTCGTTGTTCATTTCTTCGCTCCAAACCAACGATTCAGATAGCGGTTGTTATTCACAGAGCCGAAGCTGTTGCGCTTCATGAGCTCTTCGCGGCTCGGCATCGGCTGAGATTTGACGCGAGCTTGTAGCTCGCTTGGTGTGATAAGCGGGTCATGTGTAATCATGGATTTTTCCTCGCGCCGTCCGTGGCGCACGATTAAACGCGACGCAGGCTGATATGCTCGCGCTTTGCCATCTGGCGGATAGATTCGTATGAGCGGTTTAACTGGCGGACGATAACCTTGGGGTGGACGGTGCCAGCCAGGGATTTAATGAGGTTTAACTCGTTGGTAGTCCAGTTGCGGCCCAGCGTCTGCTGATTTCCACGGCGCTTTTTGAATGGCTCACTCATGGTTGCTACCTGATTAACAGCGATGGTTTGCCGGTCTTCATAGTCGCGCCAGGCACATCCTTACCGCCCTCAAGCAGGTGTTTGATAGCCAGCTTATCTGGCTTAATTACCGTGTTGTATTCGACGTATTCAGGAGGGAGCAGGGCGCTGTCTGTTATCTCTACAGAACGGCTGGGCGCCCGGACTGTTACCTGGTGAATGCCAGCGCGGATTGATTTTTTACCGGCAGTTTCGAGTGACGTAGCGATGTAGGCGCGGATACTGGAAACCTTGTTTTCGATACTCACTGCGCGCTCGGTCAGGTTCTTTGCCTCATCCCTGAGGCGCTCCGCATACGTCGATTCGTTTTTGCAGATGGCAAGCAGTTGCTCGATTTTATCAGCAAGCTCGCCCTCAATTCCTTCGAGGGTGTCCGCCATCGTTTCCGGGTCGATATCAGCATCCATCAGCCTGGCGTAGTCGCTGGCAACCTCATACAGTTTGCTCATTGGCCGCCTCCAGTTTCACTTTGCATTCTGCGTATACTGCCTGGACGTTTTGCTGCAACTTCATGCCGGATGTCAGCTTGTACGCCTCTGCAAATTTCCGCTTGAGGTCGTCCATAGTTTCGGACTGAGCCATTTCATCGCAAAGGTCACTGGCTTTATCAATGACATCCTGCTGGCGCTTGCGCTCGTCTTCCCTGATTTGCTCTTCTGAGTGGTAGGCCATGACTGGCTCCTGATGCATACCTTCATCATCGTTAAGCAGATGAATAGCGTTATCCAGACGCTGCGCTTTAGGCCAGTATTTGCTGGCGCGCTTAACGATGGTCTTGCGGGCCATCTCTTCCCAGAAGTTTTTCCAGGGCCCATTCTTGGCCTTGCTGGTAGCTTCTACGGCCTTGATTTCCGCCAGGCTCATTTCTTCAGTGAGGTAATCACCATCAGGCGTTTTAACTGTGCAGTAACCGCCGACCACTTCGCCACGGTCGCCGAACGCGTTGTATTTGTGCGTTGGCGCTTTATCCAGTCCGTTGGATTCGTAGGTGTCGTTTGCGCATACCAGCTTGCACTGGCCCCACTTAATTGAGCCGGACGACTGAGCAAGATGAAGCAGGCCCATGTAGCTGATGTCGAGGCATACCATCCCATCTCGGGGCACCAGGTACGCCAGCTTGCTCGCCGGGTTCAGCGTGATGCCGATAGCCGCAACGTTGATGATGGCGTTCTGCGCGCTGGTAGGGTTGTTGATTGCCGTCTTCGCGAGGAAGTCGTTTTTCTGAAAGAGCTGAATGGCAAACTGGCTTTCCTTAGCCCATGTGACCGTCTGGTCGGTCATAGCGCCGCAAAACAGCGGCTCCTGCTGCTTAACGAAACTGACGATATCGAATGACATTACGCTGCCTCCCTGTGTGAATGTCGCGCTTTGAAGATGCCGATTGCATACTCGGCGGTAACGCGCTCGGTCAGCGCATCAATCCACCAACCCTCGGATGCGTCCTGAAACGCGATGCTGTGTCCTTCGAGGTAATTGATGGCGTCAGCGGTATATTCATCCGCATCCGTGGCCGCCAGAGCCGAGATAAACGGGTTGGCTTTCTTCGCCAGTCGCTCAACTTCATCGCTGATGCGCTCGTTATCCGTTGCGTCCAGCGCGGCGATAATTTGCTCAATTTCTTTAACATCTGTCAGGCTCAGTCTCATTGCTTCTGCTCCTGTGGTTTCGGTTGCTGTTTCATCAAATCTTTCATGAGGCGGGAAAACTGCTCATCCGTCATGTCGCGAGGGTTAATAGTCTTCATTGCGGCCTCCGGTACCATGGCATGCTCACTGCCTGCTTCATCTGCTGATTCGCCTGTAACAACATCCCGGCGTCACCGAGGAAGCGGGCAATAACCGCCTTGCTCTGCGCGGCCATAAGGGCCTGATGGTTTACTGTTTGATTGCCGTACATGTCAGCTCCTTAAGCGTTTTGCAGATACCGCGCATGCGGCGGGTGATGAGGTCGAGTAGCGATTCAGAGCAGCCCACAACAGGCCACCCTGCAAAAGCGAACTGTTGCATGGTGTTATCCTTGGTTAATTGGCATAGCGAAAAGGCCGCGCTAATAAGCAGCCTTGTTGATATGCGGGAATGGAAAAGCCGCGCTTAGGCGGCCTTTATCAGATCAGCCCTTTTACGATTTCTTCGGCGATTTCTTCCGCGTCGTCTTCGCCATAATTTTCGGCGAGCTTATCTACGAAATCGTCCCAATTATCTTCCAGAAAGTTGCGGACATACGGGGCATAGCAATCTTCAATTTTTTTTGACATGACATTCTCCAGGCGAAAAAAAGCCCTCCGGAGAGGGCGAACAGACAACAAGGGTTATTTCTCCATTTAACCAGAACAGGTCTTCGTCTCCTGTCTTGGTTATGATGCGGATTGCATCAGATAACCGACTCTATGAATCGGCTATCGGCTGCTATTCAGCACTTTCAGCGAAGTCCTCGATTAGCTCATCCAGGCAATCGTCAGTCATGGCATCCATTCCCTGTGCTCGCTGCATGACTTCAATCGCATCGTCTGGTGAGAGGTCAACTGCAACCAGAAACTCAGCAACGGCAAGCTTTGCAACGTAATATTCATTCTCCTGCATGCACTGGCTGAACACTGCGCTTACTGCACTTGTTAACCTGATCATCAGGTCATTGTTATCGCAACCTTCCATTCACTCCTCCTCGCCGATGGCTTTAGCTTGCGAGCATTCATCATCAATGTCATAAATGTCGTGATAGCATTCGTGGCACAGCTCTTCATTGCCATCGCCACTGTAAACGGCAACCGCAGCAACCCCTTTGCCGCATACGTCGCATTCGACTTCCTCATCCATATCTCACCTCAGATAAGTGGCTTGCCCAAAAAGAAAGGCCGACTATGCGGCCTTTAGTTTTTCCAGTTCTCTTTCAATCATTGCGGTGGTTCTTATTGCCCATTTATCGACATATTTCCTATCCTCCATTACAGGAAACATTTCATCAGGCTTAACCATGCATTCAGATTGCAGCTTGCATCCATTGCATCGTTTGAATTGTCCACACCATTGATTCTTATCAATAGTCGTAGTCATACGGATAGTCCTGGTATTGTTCCATCACATCCTGTGGATGTTCATCGAACTCTTCAAATTCTTCTTCCATATATCACCTCAAATTAATGGAATCGATTTACCGCGCATTTTCTGGTGCGCGTTAATCAAGTGGGTAGGGTGGTTAACCGGATTCTTGTATGCCGGGTTGCGCTTGCGTTCGGTTACTTCCGGCTCCTGGTAATCGCGGAGAGCTACGAGCGAAGTGGCTCGGTCTGCTCTGACGCAACCAGAGAGCTTCTGTTCGATTCGGCGAGCAAGAGAAGCGTCTTGCTGTACCTGTTCAATCTTGGCGGCCCGGCGCGCTTTATATCGGCTCTTGGCAGTGCCTTTTGCTTCTTTCCAGATGATGGTTGCCATACTGACCTCCTGTTAAGTGGTTTAGGTACATGGCGCGCCAGATGCTTATCTTCTGGTTGCTTCTGCGAGCTGCAATTCGCGCCATCTCCAAAACCACCTGGGTTCTGGTCTCAACGGTTAGGTTGAGAGTTCATCGATGTTAAAGAGCGATGCCAATCTGTTCCGTTTGGCTACCAGCGTCCTGCTGTTGGACTAAAGATACAGATAAAACTGTAATATCGTCAACAGATAAAACTGTAAAATTTGTGGATTGAAACAGATGTGGTTGTTTTTGAAGGTAAAAAAATTTGCTGAGGTTTCATGCTCGTACTGGTTGTGTAGAATTAACTCACTCAGGTCTCAAAGGTTCAGCATGTTATGGATATCAATGAGTGGTTAGAAAAACTACGTTGGCTGTCGGCAGACCAGAAGGTGCAGGTGCATTTTGAATTGCAAGAGCAGATTAAGGCGCATTACAAGCTGAGGGCTGAGGGCGATCATCTTGAAAGAGCGATACAACTGTGCGAACAGTCAGTAGCATTCGCGCCACTGGCCTTTGAAGCATTGAAAGAGAAGTGGGAAAGGGATTTTCCTGGTCAGGAGTTCTTTGTGCCAGCTCACCACGGATACCGGCAGCTAATAACGATTATGAAGAAGCGGAAGGAAATGGATAGAGTGAAACAGCTTCAAGCTAAGCGAGCTGCTGAGGGATGGAGCGAGTAGGCAATAAAAAACCCGGCGCGGTGGCCGGGCTATGTTTACGGTGGCATAAAAAAGCCCAGCTTTCTGGGCTAGGCTTCTTACAGATTTAAGCCGCTTTTGGCATTTGTTCTGCCAGGTACTGCTCTTTTCTGGCTTTCATTTCTGCAACAATGTCATTGATTCTGCTTGCAATAGCTAGCATTTCAGTGATGCGATCTGTGTTAGACATTAGGTAACCTCCGTTAGAATGATGTCGTTAAAGACCATCTTTTGCGTTCTTAAGGAGTCGCGATCCTTCTGAACACAAGTCTGGGTTCTTTTCTCGTATGTTGTTGATAAGAACCTGAGCAAACAAAATGGTTTGCTTCAGCTTCATTTCACTACCTGCTATCACGTAAAGCCTTGCCAGTTCTTTATCGAGATCATCTAATGAAGGGTTGGTGATCTCATGTAAAGCGTCAATACCAATCTCTTCGAGACTAGAAGTGACAAAATCGATTAGTGCGACTACAGCAATCTTTACGCTATAAATTTGTTTTTCGTCTGCCGAAGCCTCTGCGGAAGGTGCACGCTTTAAAGACTTCAGAAATCCGTTCATTTCATCTGGGGACACTAACTATACTCCTTATATAGGATCGATCAACACGTTTTACAATCTGTGCTGTATATTTTTTGATCAGAGACGGCACTAATTGGTAAAAGGGTGGTTGACCATCCATGCCAGAAGTACCTGTGAATTTTCCCGCTATATATCCACAAAATCGGCAAACTTAAAAGTAACTTTAGGATGATTTTTTTCGTTTGTTTTAATCAGTATAGTCATTGGTAGCTTTTAAGTCACTCAGGTTTCAGAATTTGAGAAATAGCTCAGATCAATCGGTAATCACCCAAACGTCTCTTCAGGCCACTGCGCCTTAACTACCTTGCCTATGATGCTGACTATCTCTTCCGTCGATAAATCCGGTGCTCAACCATCGTCCCGATAATCTGGATGTGGCGATCAATGCTGCGCATTACAGGATAATCGTCGTTAAGCGGTATCAATTCAAAGTGCTGCCTGCCATCTTCTGCAAGAGTGGTTGGGCGGTATTTCTTGAATGTGGCTTCGTGTTCGCCATTTTTCGCAACCACAAACTCCCCAGGGGCTGGTTCGATTTCCGGGTCCACGATTATCACATCACCAGCCTTAAAATCAGGCTCCATAGAATCGCCAACAATCTTTAGAGCAAAAGTGTATTGCGACCAGTCCATGTCAGTCATGACGTACTCGCATGAGCCATCAAGGGCCTCTATTGGGCCTTTAGTTGCCATTTCGCCAGCTTGTACATAGCTGATCAATGGAATCCTCCTTGTGTTCACCTCGCTAACAGGCTGGAAGTTGCCACCATTAACCAGCCATGAGGGGTCACAGCGAAGAGATTCAGCAATACCAACAATGTTCCGGGGCTTTAATGTCTTTCCTTCCTCAATACTCGCCCAAGACTGCTGCCTGATTCCAGCTTTTTCTGCTGCTTCAGTTTGCGTCAAACCCAGCTCGATTCTTCTTTGTTTTACCCGTTCTGCAAGGCTCATAGCTTCCTCTCCATTTCCTCACATCGTCACAGTTAAAGCTGTATTTGACAAACAGAACTAACTGTTAGACAATACAGATAAAACTGTGGAGATGAGTAATGAATACAATTTCCGAACGCCTCAAACAGAAGCGCATGGAGTTGAATCTGACACAGGCGCAATTAGCTGAGAAAGCTGGGATGAAGCAGCAATCAATACAGCAAATTGAAGCAGGTTCTACGCAACGTCCGCGCTTCCTGTTTGAGCTTGCCGCAGCTCTCCAGTGCGACCCGCTCTGGTTACTGTACGGCAAGAAACGCGGCTCCAGGGCCGCCTAAGCAGTACCCGCTCTTTAACAGTTCTGGCCGCTCACCTCTAACCGGGTAAGCAAAACCAAGTGGCAGACCCCACGGTCTGCGCACGTATATATCTAAACAACAAAGGAAGATTAATTGATGGAACACGCAAATAAACGCAACGAGGCGTTACGCATTGAGAGCGCCTTGCTTAACAAGATCGCAATGATTGGCACAGAGAAAACAGCAGCAGCTGTCGGTGTCGATAAAGCGCAAATCAGTCGGTGGAAACGTGACTGGATACCGAAGTTCTCGATGTTACTTGCCGTGCTGGAATGGGGTGTCGTGGATGACGAGATGGCCCGCCTTGCTGAGCAGGTAGCGAAGATACTCAAAAATGAAAAGCCCCAAACGAGCGGCAACTCGTTTAGGGCCTGATAACACTGTGTTTCGCCAACAACAGTACAGGAGACATTCTAATGGTTAAACAACGAATTATCCAGGACGAAGTGCACAAAGAATTTAAGCGCACAAAGCTGATAAGCACTATCGATAAAAAATTCGCACATCACTTCGCGAACATTGCAAAGTTTGAGCTTTTCAAGGCTAAAGCTCGCGATGCAATGGCTTCATGCCCGAAGGAAGATGGTTACGTTTTTATCCCGAATAAATTCATGGATGAACTTCTTAAGTCAGATTTGTCGGTGGAACAATTTAACGAAGTTCTACGTATTTTTGACCCTCGCAGGAGCGCCAAATGACCAATGTTGCATATGCTTATTTTGGGTCCAATGCGAGGCCCGTGGAGCTTAAAGTGGCTGACCTTGATGATGGTTATGCCAAACTTTCCAACATGCTTCTTGAAGAGTATGCCGGCGCAGATCTGACCAAACGTCAGTTCAAGGTTTTGCTGGCAATCCTGAGAAAAACCTATGGATGGAATAAGCCAATGGACAGGATTAGCGATTCTCAGATTTCTGAGATAGCAAAACTACCTGTTAAGCGGTGTAACGAAGCCAAGCTGGAACTTGTCAGGATGGGGATCATCAAGCAGCAAGGTGGCATGTTTGGCCCCAACAAAAACGTATCAGAATGGCGCATCCCTCAAAACGAGGGAATATCCCTCAAAACAGGGGATAAAAAATCCCTCAAATTGAGGGAGTCGTATCCCTCAAAACAGGGGGACACAAAAGACACTATACAAAAGACAATAAATACAACTACCCCCTTACCCCCTGAAGGGGGAAGCGGGCAGGGTTCTAAACCTGAAAAGCGGAAAGCAATTCGCATCGACTACCAGGCATTCCTGCTGGCCTACAACGAAGAGGTCGGCGAGATGCTTCCCCACGCGGTGGAGCTGAATGATTCCCGCAAGCGCCGCCTGAAGAAATTAATCCCGCAACTGAAGACCCCGAATGCAGACGGCTGGCGCGCTTACGTGCGGGCTTTCGTGCATCAGGCCAAGCCGTTTTACTTCGGCGAGAACGATTCGGGATGGTCGGCGGATATCGATTACCTGCTGCGAGATGCGACGCTGACAGGTGTTCGTGAAGGCAAGTTTGCAGGCAAGGAGATGACATGAGACAGGATATCGAGGCGAGCGTGATTGGCGGGCTGATGATTGGCGGATTGACGCCGATGGCGAGCGAGGTTCTTGCGACGCTTGAGCCTGAGTCGTTCACCATCCCGATCTACCAGAAAGCCTTTCGCGTTATCCAGAAGCAAGCCCGCAACCGGAACCTCATCGACATGCTCATGGTGGCGGAAGAGTGCGGAGACGAGCATTTCGGGGACATCATCGAGACGGCAAAGTCATGCCCCAGCGCGGCGAACCTGAAAGGGTATGCAGGCATGGTGGCAGACAACTATCACCGGCGACTGGTTTTGCAACTGATGGATGAGATGCGAGGCCCGATTCAGAGCGGCACTATCGACGCATCCGGCCACGCGATGGATGAGCTGGTAAAGCGGCTTTCTGCTATCCGCAAGCCACGCGACGAAGTCCGGCCGGTTCATCTGGCAGATGTGATTAACGAGTACGCCGATGTGCTGGAAAAGCGCCAGTGCAACGGTGAAGAGTCGGACACGCTGAAGACCGGGATTTATGAGCTGGATGCTATCACCGGCGGTATGAACGCGCAGGACCTGGTAATTATCGCGGCCCGCCCAGGGTGCGGTAAAACAGAGCTGGCGCTGAAGATTGCCGAAGGCGTTGCAAGTCACACAATGCCTGGCGGTGAGAGCCGCGGCGTTCTGATCTTCAGCATGGAGATGAGCAACCTTCAGATAGCAGAGCGAAGTATCGCCGGCGCCGGAATGTTGCCGGTAAACGCGCTGCGTAACCCTGCTCGACTCGACGATGAAGGCTGGGCCAGAATCTCTAACGGCATTTCAGCTCTCATTGGTCTGGATGTGTGGCTGGTTGATGCGTCGAGCCTGACCATCGAGCAGATCCGCTCTATCGCAGAGCGTCACAAGCAGGAGCACCCAAACCTTTCGCTCATTCTTGCCGATTACCTCGGGCTGATTAAGAAGCCAAAGGCAGAGCGTAATGACCTGGCGATCGCACACATATCCGGGAGCCTGAAGGCAATGGCGAAGGACCTGCGAACGCCGGTTATCTGCCTTAGCCAGCTTTCTCGTGATGTGGAAAAACGCCCCAACAAGCGACCAAACAACTCTGACCTGCGCGACTCCGGCAGCATCGAACAGGACGCCGATTCAATCATCATGCTCTACCGCGAGGCGGTGTATGACGAGAACAGCCCGGCAGCACCATTCGCAGAAATCATCGTCACCAAAAACCGCTTCGGCTCACTCGGCACCGTGTATCAGCGATTTGTTCATGGTCACTTCACACCTTGCGACCAGGACGAAGCCCGCCAGAAATGCACACAGGCCGCCGCGCCGAAACAGAAGGGCCAGCGTTACGCGCTGCCTGACGTCTAACCGAACATCACAAGGATTAACCATGAGCAAGGCAACCACAACGGCGGCGCTTCAGAGCGCAGCGCTGAAGGAGTTCTCTGCGCGAAATCAGCGTTACTGGTCAGCTTCAAGCCTGCCGACGCGCGAGAAGGTAAAGCACCGGAAGCCGCTTAAGGCATACCGTCGCGACCGGGTTATGAACGCCATCCTGCGCCGGGATATCAACCGCAAGATTGAATCAGCTCGCAACGAAATCATCGCCAGCATTGGAGGGAAGAAATCATGAGCACTATTAGCAATGAGCTGGTAAAAGACCTTCGAATGGCATTCTCAGTCTGGCAGCAAGATTACGATCCGGTAGAAGACAAAGCGCAGTACGACATGTTTGGCCTTGGCGTTGTGGCGATGGATGAGCTTCTGGCGCTGCGCAAAGAGCGGGAGCGGGCGGGAACTGTTGTTTGCCAAAAATGCGGCAACACGGGTTTAGCAGATAGCGGCGGGGTGCAGCCATGGGGAGAGCCAATTCTCATTGAGTGTGATTGCACAGCACCGCCCGCGCCGGATATTGCTGATGACTCTCTGCCGTATGATCCACAAATTGCTGAGTATGAGCAAATGATGGAAGCAGAGCAGGCTCAAGCCGACACCACCTCGCAGCAGTTCGAATCGCTGGCAGGTAAGGCGGTTGTACCGGCGGGATGGAAACTGGTGCCGATTGAGCCGACTTTTGAAATGCAGATTGCCTTTGCTGAGGCATGGTTCAGCAAAGTGAGGTGCGTCGATGACTGTGAACTTGAGGATGCCTATATCGCCATGCTTGCTGCGGCACCTGAGCCATGCAAATAACCCGCGACGACATAGATACCATTGCCAGATACATCGGCAATCCTCGCTTCATCGACATCGAAACACTCACCAAACGATATCTCTTTACCAGCCAACTGATAATGCTTCAGGCAATCAGTAAGGCGAGGTATTGAGCGGAGATTCATCATGATAACCAAGTTGCAAATTATGACCTGGTTCGAAGTGAACCGGAAAGGCACCGTCAAGCAACTCGTTGAGGAACTCGGCGGCAAGGGCGACCGTGTGGCCGCCATAGTATGCGGGCTTGTGCGAGAGGGCGCATTGGTACGCTCTGCAAGCACCGGCATGGGAACACGCTGCCGTCTTTATGAACTGAGCGAAGGTAAGACGAATCGCCAGCGTATCCGCGAATACGTCACTGAGCATGGGACCGTATCCTCCCGCCAGGTATCAGAGGGCACCGGATTAGATATGGGCGCGGTCCAGCGCATTCTTCGCGATGAACACGATGCAGGGCGCATTGAACGATACCACTCAGAGAAATGCAGCGAGCATCAGGGCTCATTCTTGTATGTCGCAGCGCATGAGCTGTGTCAGTTCGGATGCTCAAACCCCATGACGGCGTTCATCAACCAACAGCTGCGCGCGGTGCGGCAGGAGGTACGGGCATGAGCATCATAATGCTGGTCTTCATCGGCCTGTGCTTCATGTTCGCGGCAATCGTCAAACAGGATGGTTTGATGTTCACTGACGCACTGATTCTGCTGTGCATTGCATTCGTACTGATTAAGCTGGAGAAGAGGAATGAGAAAACAAATATTTGAAATCCGCACCCCGCTAGTCCAGCAAAACGCAATCCGCACCATCCAGCAGCTTTACCCCGACCCGGAAAGACCTCTCATCGTGACCATTCAGGGAAAGACGCGCTCAGTAGAGCAGAACAAACGTCTTTGGGCCACGCTGCGCGATGTTTCGGAGCAGGTCGTATGGCATGGCATGAAGCTGGATAGCGAAGACTGGAAACACATCTTCACGGCGGCGCTTAAAGGCCAACGCTCGGCACCTGGCATCAACGGCGGCTTTGTCGTTCTTGGACAGTCGACCAGTAAGATGAAAGTCAGCGAGTTTAGTGAGCTTCTGGAGCTGATTTACGCCTTCGGCGCAGAGAGAGACGTCCGGTGGAGCGAGGACGCTCAGGAAGCTATTGAGTGGGCCAGGCGAACTGGAAGGAAGGTGGCTGCATGAGGCGACAGCGACGAAGTATCACCGACATAGTCTGCGAAAACTGCATCTACCGCGTTACCCACCGAAAGAAACGAAAGCCAGAAGTATCCCCGTCCGACATGCCTTCATTCCACTACACCGCGCACCTAACCGACATCCGTTGGTTGCGTAGTCGCGCCAGGAGGAAACATGCTTAGCCACATCCAAACCCAAGCATACGAGCAGCAGAGCATAGCCAGAGCTCTCTGCGCAGGATGCAGCAAGCAACTGGATGCCGATGAGGTATATGCCTGCGGCGAGTGCATCAACGAATGGCTTGTATATCGAGACCCGAACGGAGATATCGCAAATGACGATATTCAGGAGCAATAAATGGCTTCAGGCAGTCAGGGAGTTAGATTACTGCGTTCTGTGTGGGCGGTATGGAGTTCAGGCCGCGCACCGGAATGAAGGGAAGGGAATAGGGCTCAAGGTAGACGACAGCTTAACAGCGGCGCTTTGTCCGCCATGCCATGAGCGAATCGACAACGGGAAAGACTTAAGCCGGGAGGAGCGACGTTCTGAAATGGACCGCGCTATCGTCCTGACGCTGCAAAAGCTAACGCGAGAAGGGAGGGTAACGGTGCGATGAACGAATACCGAATAGTCCTGCCCTGGCCGCCCTCAGTAAACAAGTACTGGCGGCACTCAAGAGGCATTCACTACATCAGCGATTGGGGTAAGCGATACAGACGAGAAGTAATCGAAATAATTCAGCAGCACAAGTTAGACATAAAAATCCAACCACGCATCAGAATCACCATCCACGCAGCACCTCCCGACAACCGCAAACGCGATTTGGACAATCTACCCAAAGCCGTTTTTGACGCACTCACAAGTGCGGGCTTCTGGCTGGATGACGGTCAGGTAGACGATATGCGCATAAAGCGCTGTCAGGCGGTTAAAGGCGGAATGCTTGTGCTGGTAGTGACAGAGCTGGGCGGGAAGTTACCCGATATAGCTGAATTGATGGAGGCCGCATGATTATCGTTCAGACAGTTCCTCGCTTACTTCAGGAATGTAACGGATGCCTCAGCGAGGTAGCCCGTAAGCTTTCATGCCACCGCGATACCGTCAGGAAGTACATCGGTGACATTCACGCTAAGCGTCACGCAGTCATTAATGGCGTGCTGATGACCAGCGACCGCTCACATGAGGAGGCATCATCGTGACCACAGTAACCAGTATCGCATTAGCTCAGCAGCGCCAGAAGGATAAGGAGATGCTTGAGGCTGTTGAGTGGCAGCTTAACAACGTTCACGAGACCGAGCGGCGCTTAAAGGAAATGCGCAAGGAGTTGGAAAACAGGCTTGGTATCAACAAACCAGGGGGAGGCGATGCAGCATGAGGCTTGAAAGCACGATTAAGTTTCACTCACCTAAGTCACCGCAGTTGACAGACTCACCAAGAGCAACAGCTTCAGAGGCGTTAACGGGTACGGATGTGATGGCGGCATTCGGCATGGTTCAGAGTCGTGCATCGCTCGGGTTCAGTGCTTTCAGCGGCAAGATGAACCTGAGCGACAACGACAAAAGGAAAGCAATCCAGTTATTGACACAGCATGGAATGAAGCACTGCGACAGGGTGGCAGCCCTGCGCAAACTTGAGACCAATGTTAAAGGTAAGGTTGTGCAAACGCTCGCAATTTTCGCTTACCAGGATTACTGCCGCTCTGCAGCGAGCCATGTAACGTGCCCTTGCTGCAAAGGCCATGGCGTACTTCGAAAAAATGAGATGGTCGTTAAACACCCTGGTTGTGGAAAGAACACGCCTCCAAAGATGGCTAAGGAGGTAGTGGAAACACTCTGCACTAAATGCAAGGGAGCAGGGGTCATTTCCACTTCCTGCGTTAAATGCCGCGGGCGTGGCGTCGCAATGGACAGAAAGAAGACTGAGGAGCAGGGCGTGCCGGTTATGAGTTCCTGCAAGCAATGCTCAGGGCGCGGGTATGAAAGATTGCCAGCATCCGCATGTTACAGAGCAATTTGTCAGTTTACCGACGCTATCTCTGCTGGCGTGTGGGATAAGGCAGTAAAGCCATTCTATGAGTCATTAATTCTGGAACTCGAAAAGGAGGAGTCAGCAGCAGATGCTATTTTGTCGAAAGTTACCAGCAAAGTATGATTCCGGTAACGATTGCATCTTGCAAAATGACGAAAGCTAGAATATCATAAGCCTAACACTACAAATCCGCCTGAATGTTACGGTGGTTTTGATGGAAGCCCTGAGTTAATAGCTCGGGGCTTTTTTATTGGCTCAACCCAACCAACAGGTGTTCATATGAAAAGCTGCAACGCTACTCAGGGTTTCGATAACCCGACTAAATTTCGTGAAGAGTGGGATCGTCAAGCCAAAGAAGCATGAGACGAAACCGGCAAGGGCATTGATGGAACAGGCAGCGTAACCGCTAAGCGGAACAGGCAGCGTAACCCTCTCAGTGCTCTTTCCAGTTTTCGTCACGTTAGCGACTTTGCGGACTTTTTAGAAACTGACCACAAAGATAAATGCAAACGATGATTTGATGTTGATGGCGGCGTAACAGCCTTAAATCACGGGGTCTTCCGACTCCCCGCTACCAAATTCGGCGCATTGTTATCCCGTGATGTGATTAATAAAACGGGGTCACTAATTTTGGAGGGCGTGTGGATAAGAAGACTGCATACGATATTGCCAAAGCGTCTGTTATGCATTGGACTATTGATAAGGACGGATACCGCTGCGCAACAGTAACTAAGAATGGTGATAGTAGCACAGTTCGCAGGCATATTTTGAATTTCTATTTAGAACATGGCTGGATTCCTGATTATGTTGACCATATAGACAACACGCCAGGAAATGATGAGCCAAGTAATTTACGGGCCGCAACCGCTTCACAGAATAGCTGCAACTCCAAAAAGCGCTCAGACAACAGCAGCGGTGTCAAAGGGGTTTCTTGGGACACATCGCGACGCAAATGGCGTGTCAGAATAGAAATTAATGGCAAAACAAAGCTAATTGGTAGATTTGATGATATTGAAGATGCTGAATTAGCTATTCGTAAAGCCCGTAATGAATTTCACGGTGAATTTGCGAGGATGTAATGCACTGGCCCGGTGTGATTAATAACGGGCGCACAACAGGTAAGCTGCTTGACGATTGAACCGCTACGCGGGGCGTTCGTGTTGTGAAACAGGCAGCTTTCCGTTGTGGTGAATGCGCAGGCTGATGCGCGCAGAGCGGGATGTGCTTTGAGGGTGAACCGACCATTAAGTGCGTAGACAAAGCAAGCCGGAGTTCAGCACCGGCCACCACACATATTCAGACGGCAGAAAATAAAATCCCCGCCGAAGCGGGGAACATCTTAACCTGGTGGGTTAGGGGACATCTCTTCGAGGGCTGTACATCTTCCCGTTGAGCACTATGCAACCCATGCTAATCCACTTAGTAACCTGTTGAGGTAGCACTCCACACGCTAAGGCGAAATCAGCCTGGCTCGGGAAGTTCTTCTCAATGTACTCTTTGATCGGCATAGTCGCAGATCAAAACTCAGCGAAACATTTTTCGACGAAGCGCTCGCTTTCTTCGTCAACTGAGATTGCTTCATCAAACGCCACGTCATAACCGAGAGACTCGGCCTTGCGCTGAACGAAAGCGAAAAACTCTTTTGCTTCTTCTTTGCTCATGTCGAAACGTGAATCCGGTGCGTAGGTGTTAATGGTGATAGTGGTCATAGCATTTGCTCCTGTTTAGATGGGTAGATAATAAACCAAAAAGGTTTATATGTTATGACATGCATCACAATATCCATACAAACTTTAAGGCTCGCTTCGGCGGGCCTTTTTCGTATTAGGCCACAGGCAATCAATCACAGATGAACCCTCGCATCCGATGCCTCGCTGGCCTTTCCTAACTACACCACAGCCGACCACGGTCGGAGAGCTCAATATGGCAATGGAGTTTCTTACCAAAGAGTTTTTTATCGGCGCTGGTAGCTCTGTTGCCACAGCTCTGGCTGGCGCGATGGCGTTCAGTCGTTATTGGGTTAGCAACAGAGCCCGGAACGCTAACGACACACAACAAATCGACATGCTCGACAGGCAGGAGCGTGGTCTCGACAGGCTTGAAAGAGAGAATCAGGAGCTGCGTAAGCTTCTGCGTGAGCGGGATGAAGAAATAAGAAAGTATTTCGAAGAGCTGGCCCGTTCCAATGCTCGCCTTGAAGTTATCGAAAATCAGCTTTCCTTCGTCAAGCAACAGAATGACCGCCTCACAGAAGAGGTGAAAAACCTAACCGAATCCAATCAAAGCCTGGCGGCGGAAGTCACGCTTTTGCGCGCAGCGCTGGGAGCACAGAAATGACAGGAACAGCTAATCAGATCCCGGAGCAGGAGTCTAGAAACCTGCTGAGGCGAAGCCTCCCATGGCTGATAGTGATTGTTACTGCCGTCGGCATTTTCTTTGGTGGGGTTACATCGGGTTATTTCATGTTTCGCGCAGAGAGTTTGCAGCGAACAGAAAAACGCGACCGAACAGTAAACGAAATCAAGCAGAAGCTCGACAGCCTTCCACAACAGACCGCTGACAAGACAGCGGACAAGGTGAAGCAGGTAGTACAGGAGGATGAAGATAAATGAACCAGATTATCCAGATCCTGAACTACGAAGAAGGCTATCGTGAAAAGCCGTACATCGATACTGAGGGATACCCAACAGTAGCATGTGGCATCAAGATTGGCCCGAAAGGTGCCCAGGTCAGTAACTACACGTTCACAGTTCCTCGTGCTGTAGGCGACGTATGGCTTCAGGTATTCGTTGATAACGTTATTAAGGAATGCCGAAACAACCCTGCCATTAACAGCGCACTACAGGCATGCAATCCGGCCCGCCAAGATGTTCTTTACTCCATGGCGTATCAGATGGGGGTTGCCGGTCTCGCTGGATTCAAAAACACCCTGGCGATGATTGCTAACGGTGATTTCAGCGGTGCTGCCTCAGGAATGCTGAACAGCAAATGGGCAAAGCAGACCCCGAACCGGGCCCGCCGTCATGCTGACGTTATGCGCACCGGTACTTACGACATCTACAAAGGCATCATCTAATGGACGCGTTCAGCATGCTTCGCGGCGCAAGCGGCAATATCTCTTTTAGCCGCACGCAGGCCGCCATAGCGTTTCTGGTTTGCTGCGGTGTAGTGAGCTGGCAGGCATACAAGGGAACTCTCTCCGATGTCACTTTCGGCCTTTTCTTTGGCTTTGCCACTGCCGGATACATCGGTGCCAAGTCTATTGCCGCCAATAAAGACATCAAAGAGCAGCAAATCGACAAAGGCATTCCGCCGGAGGATAAGCCATGAGCATTGAATTCATCCTTGGTATTGTTGGTGCGGTCGTCATGGCTATTGCCGCGGCTTTTGGCATTGGGCACTCGAAAGGGAAGTCGAAAGCAGAGCAGAAAGCTGTAGAGCGGGAAACCGAGATTAAGCTGGAAGCCGAAAAGGCTGTAGCCAACCGCCAGACCACAACCGCCAAAGAGGCATCCGATGTTAAAGACACTGTTTCCCGCATGCCTGCTAGCGCTGTTGACGACGAGCTGCGCTCAGAGTGGCTCAACAAGAATTGAGGTCGTCGATACCGCCTGTACATGGGTAAAGCCAATCCTGGTAACGGAAGCTGACATCCTGTCCATGGATGATCGCACCAAACGCGCCATTCTTGCCCACAACAAAAGCTGGAAAGCCAACTGCGGAACGGAAGCCACTAAATGAGCGGTTATTCCATTTACAACATCATCTCCGGTGGATGTATCGGCGCACTAATCATGACGCTGTTCATGTGGCGGCAGGAGAAAAGGCACAGAGCAGAGCTAACTCGCATCCGCGAGGAGCAAATCAAATCTCAGCAGCAGGTTATCGCCGAGATTAAGTCCATCTACCGCAATGCCAAAGGGTAACTGGACAACCCCCAAGAAGATTCACCATCAGCAACAAAGCAATATCGGCCTCGCCACTGTGCGGGGCTTTTTTATGCGCTTCGCACGCGCAAACATCAATCCCTAAGCCTACAGAAAAGCAAGCCTGAGATTATCCGTAAATGGTGCGTCTTAGGGGACGGCTTAATCTGTGCGACAGGCTTGTTTCTCTATAGGAGCACCAACCTATGCAATATCCAGTAAATGACCATCCGTTAGTAATGACCAGCATTGAAATCGCTGAGCTGGTAGAAAAGCGGCACGATAACGTTAAGCGTACGATAGAAAGCCTTATTGAGCGGGGCACGATTGCTTCTCCTCAAATTGAGGAAAAGCCCACGGCAGGCCGCCCCGTGAGTGTTTATGTGTTTGAAGGTGAGCAGGGGAAGCGCGACAGTATTATTGTCGTTGCTCAGCTTTCGCCTGAATTTACCGCCCGCCTGGTTGATCGCTGGCAGGAGCTTGAAGCCCAACTTAGCCAGCCCGTGAGAATACCGCAGAGCCTGCCGGAAGCGTTGCGCCTGGCTGCAGACCTAGCAGAGCAGAAAGCGGAGCTGGAAAACAAGCTCGCTATTGCCGCGCCTAAAGTCGAGTTCGTTGATAACTACGTCGAGGCAACCGGCGCGATGGGCTTCCGTGAAGCAGCAAAACTGCTGAAGGTGAAAGAAACGGACTTCCGGTTGTTCCTTATTGAGCAGGGCATCATGTATCGCCTTGCTGGTAAGTTGACACCCTATGCTCAGCATCTCGATGCCGGCCGCTTCACCATGAAAACCGGAGAGAACCAGAACAACGGACATGCCTTCACTCAGGCCAAGTTCACTGCGCGTGGTATCCAGTGGATCGCCTCATTACTGGCAGGCCACAAGCTTGATGACCAGGCAGCCTAAGAAGAGGTGAGAGCCTCTTTCACAACGGCTCTCCATTACAAAAAATACCAGCTGCCAGTGGGCTAGATAATGGTATAATTATTCAAATGGCGCTGGATTAGGATACTGCGATGAGATTCGAAGATAATCAGATAATTTACGAAAGCGACCTGAATAATTTTGACCTGCACGACCGAGTCATTGACTTCTCTGTAGACCCGCACATTAAAGAACCAGATAAAACTATTGGCATCTATCGAGCCTTTTATAAAAATGGAATCGAAATAGCTCATTGGATACAGCCAATCGAATGACCCATAACCGCCCCCACCGGGCGGTTTTTTATTGGAGCAAACATGGCTGAAACCTACCGTATCACCGTCAAAACCAAAACCGGCGAGACGCATGAAGGCCTGATGAAGCGATCTCAGCCAGAGATTATCAACGGCTTCATCGGCATAGCACGTGAGGACGGCTCATGGGTATACCTGGCACCTGATAACGTGCAGGAGATGGAATACGTTCCTGAGCCCGATAAAGACGGACAAACATCGTAAGGAATTATTATGGCATCGCCAGATTGGGAGGCCATCGAATCGGCTTACCGGGCTGGTTCGTTGTCAGTAAGAGCGATTGGTGAAAAGCATGGCGTAAATCATGCCACCATCCTCAAGAGAGCAAACAAAGAGGGATGGCAGCGTGACCTGACTGAACAAGTAAGGGCTGCCACCAAAGCAAAGGTAACCAAATCGGTAACCACAAACGGTAACCAGTCACCAGTGGTTACTGATGCGCAAATAGTTGACCAGGCATCCGATGAAGCTGCTGCTGTCATCATGGCACACCGTGAAGGTTTAGCAGCATGGCGGGGCATCACTAATAAGCTGCGTAACTTCCTTGAAGATGCGGAAATCACTGAAGAGAATCACGCTTCCATGTCCCGCTCAATAACTGCGGGCGTAGATGCCCAGATAAAGGTGATCAACGCTGAGCGTAAAGCCTATAACCTCGACTCCGAGGAAGGTAATAAAACCGTAGATGACCTGTCTAGCCTGATGGATTCATTGTCTCAGGGGGCATAATGAGGCCTGAGTATTTCAGACTGCTGGCTGACAAACTATGGCGGCTAAATCACCTCTACTGGATTACTGACAAAGAAGGTAAGCCGGTTAGATTTAGGATGACACCGGAGCAGCTCGAATACTTCGAGGGCATGCATACCCGAAACATTATCCTGAAGGCTCGCCAGTTGGGGTTCACCACAGAGGTTTGCATTATCCAGTTAGACGCCGCTTTGTTCGAGTCTGCCAAATGCGCCCTTATCGCCCACACCTTGAATGACGCAAAGCGCTTGTTTCGCGAAAAGGTGAAATACGCCTATGACCGGCTGCCAGCAGAAATCAGGGCCGCCAACCCGGCAAGCAATGATTCAGCTGGCGAGTTAGTATTCAAAAAGGGCGGCTCACTTTATGTCAGTACATCATTCCGCGGCGGCACACTTCGCTTCCTGCACGTTTCAGAGTTCGGCAAGATATGCGCTAAGTTTCCCGACAAAGCGCGAGAGATCGTAACGGGTGCATTTGAGGCGGTATCAAGCGATTGCTTTACCACTATCGAAAGTACGGCTGAAGGCAGGGCTAGTTATTTCTTCGACTACTGCCAGTCTGCTGAAAAGGCTCAGCTGCAGGGTAAGCAGCTATCTAGCCTTGACTGGAAGTTTTTCTTCTTCTCTTGGTGGAAGAATCCGCAGTACGCAATAGAGCCAGTAGAGCCTCTCCCGCAGCGCCTGGTTGATTACTTCGCTGAGATGAAGTCCAAGCATGGAGTCACTCTCAACGAGCACCAGAAGGCTTGGTATTACGCGAAAGAGAAAACTCTTGGCGACGATATGAAGCGCGAATACCCGACGATCCCGGCCGAGGCGTTTCAGCAATCGGTAGAGGGTGCTTACTATGCTAAACAGTTCCGCTGGCTGTATGAAAACAAGCGCATCGGCACGCTACCTGACAATTCACACCAGCCGGTTAACACGTTCTGGGACATCGGAGTGGGTGACTCAACGGCTATTTGGTTTGTTCGTGAGGTGGGTCAAGAGTTTCACGTAATCGACTACTACGAGAACTCCGGCGAAGGTCTACGCCACTATATGAAAGTGCTGAAAGACCGTGGCTATGAGTATGGTGAGCATTGGGCACCACACGATATAGACAATCGTGAATTTGCTGGCGATGGCAAGAGCCGCAAGCAAATAGCGGCCGAAGGGTTCGAAATCGACGGACAGAATTACTCAATCCGATTCAGGGTGGCACCAAAGCTTGGAGTTGATACCGGCATCGACTCGGTGCGCGAAATTCTTCCCAAATGCGCGTTCGACTCAGCTAAATGCGAGTTGGGCATATCTCATCTTGAGGGGTATCGAAAGGAATGGGACGACAAGCGAGGCTGCTGGAAAGACAAACCCCTACACGACTTCACATCGCATGGTGCTGATGCATTCCGATACTTCGCCGTGGCGAAGACCAACCATAAACAGACCGGCGCAATCTTCTTCTAAGGAGTTCATCAGTGAGTGAACAACAAGGCGAGGTTTCATTCCTCGTGAACGCCCTTGCTGATGCGATAGGGCGGCAACGAATGCTGTACGCCCACGGACAGAATGGCAACACCAAGCGCACCAAGCTGTGGGATGAATTCGGATATCCGAGTGAGGTAGGTTTCGACCAGTACTATCGCGCTTATGAGCGCAATGCGGTGGCTCATGCAGCGGTGCATAAGCTTCTGGACTCGTGCTGGGTGGACAACCCGACCATCATCGACGGCGAAGAGAAGGATGAGTCTGGCGAGACCACGGAATGGGAGCGAACCGTTGAGAAGCTTCTCAAGCGTCATTGGGCGAAGCTGAAAGACGCAGACCGCCGTAATCTCGTGGGGCGCTACTCAGCCCTGTTAATTCAGGTTAAGGATGGCCGAGAATGGAAAGACCCGATCAACACCGACTACATCAGGTCTCTCGGCACCGAGCGCCTGAAGGCAGTGGTTAAGCTTATCCCGGCATGGGAAGCGCAGATTAAGCCAGGCAATTTCGACACAGATACAATGTCGGAAACCTACGGCCAGCCAGTGATGTACAACTTCAACGAGCAGCCGGTCGGGGATGACGGCACTTATGGTCCTGTGCGTAGTGTTCAGGTTCACCCGAGCCGCGTCATCATCCTGTGCGAAGGTGCTGAAGACGAGAACATGCTCTCCGGCATCCCACTCTTGCGCGCCGGGTACAACAAGCTGCTGGACATTGAGAAAACGTCAGGTGGTAGCGCTGAAGGCTTCCTGAAGAACGCAAGTCGCCAGCTTGGGATTGCGTTCGACAAAGACACAGACATGCAAAACCTTCAAGCGCAGGCCGAGAAAGCAGGGTTCAAAGACCTCGGCGACGCGTTGAATGACAAGATTTCCAGAATGAACCGCGGTACGGATTCGGCACTGGTCATGCAGGCTGGCGCGCCGTCTGTCCTGTCAGTCGCAGCCGCTGACCCGACTCCTACATGGACAGTAGCAGCTAACGAGTTTGCCGCGACGATTCAGTGTCCGTTCACCATTCTCTTTGGTCAGCAGACCGGGCGTCTTGCTTCAGATGAGGACAAAACTGATTGGGCCAAGCGCTGCAATGGTCGTCGCTGGGGCTTCATGTCCGACTTCATCACCCGCGTCATTGAGCGCTTCTGGGAGATTGGCGTCATCGACCCGCCGGCATCTGGCGAGGTCACGCTCGCATGGTCTGATTTACTCGCGCCGAGTGAAAAAGAGAAGATCGCAAATATGCAGGCGATGGCAGCCGTGGCTAAAGACACTCAGCAGGCATACGGCACTCCAGCGATTACTGAGAATGAAATCCGTGCTGTCGGTGAGCTTGAGCCAATCAGTGAACCAGAGGAGCCTGCCGGCACCGCGACTACAGACCCGCTGACAGGTGACCCAATTGAACAACCGACAACGACCGGGCAGCCCGATAATTCCGCGCAATAAAGCCGACCCCACGCAGTCATACCGACCGGTTAACCGGATGTTCCGGGATATCGAGAATCGCTATTACCAGATAAAACTGGCGCTGAAGCAGTTGCTCGATGCGTATCTGGTCGGCAGGGAGCGCAGTGGCAATTCTCTCTACGGTTACATCCTGGCGAGAGACGGCAGCAAGCCTGACACGCTCTACCAGGTGAACGCTGGCACATTCATCTATGATATGTCGCCACAGCAACTGTCTGACCTGCTGCTGCGCATAGAAAAGATTCTGGACGATTATCTTCTCGAAGGTGGGAGCAACAACCTCTGGGCGCTTCAGTACGTTTCTGATGAGTATCAGCGCGGCACGTTGCAGGCGTTCACCAATCTGTCAGCACAATCGGCTATCTATGAGCAGTCAACGACGCTTCATCAGCTACTCAGCAGCCCGGCATATCAAAATCAGGTGGCAGCGGCCTATATCTCCACTTACAGCGAATGGAGGGGAATTACTGATGCTGCCCGCGCTGACCTTTCGAACATCGTAGCTGATGCGATAGGTCGTGGCGTTAACCCAAGAGAGACGGCGAGCCTGATTAGCAAGCGCCTCGATGTTTCGATGAGCCGAGCAAAGACGATAGCGCAGACGGAACAAGTAGGAGCTTTACGGCAGGCTCAGTGGTCAGAAGCAGAATGGTCGAAAGAAAGGCTAGGGCTTAATACTGCGCTGTTGTGGATATCAGCCCTGAAATCGACGACGAGGCCATGGCACGCTGCGCGCCACGGGAAGACCTTCACAACGGAAGAAGTGGAGGCTTTCTATGCTCAGAATGGAAACCGTTGGAATTGCTATTGTTCGCAAATACCATGTTTGCTGACAGATGACGGTAATCTATTTAACGAAGGATTAGCTGACAAACTTGCTGCTGAACGCAAGAAATGGAAGCCTGACGAAAAGTGAAGTGGTAAAATTGACGTGCGGCTAGACCGGCCAGTCGAAGAGGGTGAACGTAGACACCCCTGCCGCACCCATCATCTACGAAACCTGCTACGAGGTTTAGAATGAAATCATGCAAGAAATGCGGCGAGACCAAGCCGTTAGCCTCTTTTTATAAAATTGACCGGTGCAAAGATGGATATCGCGGCACGTGCAAACAGTGCGCAGCTAAAACCAAATGCTTGCCGGCGGCAGAGAATGGTGTTGTTCCCATACCATCCGCAGATCGGCTAAATGAGCTATTCGAGTTATCAGGTTCTGACCTGGTGGCAAAAAAGTCCAGAGGGTGCGTAAAAAGCGGTTCCGTCTGCGGCTACAAGCGAAAAGATGGCTATATCAGAGTGAAGGTGGATGGCGCGTTGGTAATGGCGCATCGGATAGTTTGGAAGATGCTCCACGGTGATGAACCCAGCTTTATCGACCACATCAATGGCGATCGCTCAGATAACCGACCGGAAAATCTTCGGGCCGTATCAAGCTCTGATAATAAGAGCAATGAGTCTCTCAGGGTCGACTCAACATCAGGATTTATCGGTGTCACCTGGTACACCCCAACCAGCCCTACCAAAACGGCAAAATGGGTGGCTAAAATAGCCAAAGAAGGCATTGAGAAGCACATTGGCTACTATATCGAACTCAAAGACGCCGTCCTTGCCTACAATGCGGAGTGTTTGAGGTTGCACGGCGACTACGGCCTACGGAAAATAGAACATAATCTGAATAAGCTCCGAGAATTGGGGCTCTGATCAACACCAACAAGGTCGCCACGGCGGCCTTTTTTATTGCCTGAGATCCACCAATGAGGACGCAGCGTGACCGAATATTGGTGCAGCGCATGTGGAAAAATCATCAGATTCGAAAGCATTATGCCGCTGAATTACATCCCAAGGCATTGCCGGACCTTGATGCTAAGAAAGATAGAAACCTTCCCCCCTGCTAAAGGCCCCAAGATTCCACCCATGAAACGCTAAGAGGACGCAACGTGAAGCTATCCAGCATCCACGTTAAATCCCTCGCCATCAACTCATCAAACATCTCAACTGAAACCATCGACGGTGACGAGCATATCGTCATTCGTGGCGTCGTGCCTGTCGTGGATGACGTTGTCATGAATGGCGGGTTGTATCCGGCTGAGGAGATTAACAAGAGCTTTAAAACGCTCGAAGGCAACCCGATGCCTTTCGGGCATCCGAAGATTGGCAACGAGCACGTCAGTGCCACTAACCCGCGAGCGGTTAACCAGTTTCACGTCGGCGCATGGGCTGAGAACGTCCGCAAAGACGGCGACCGCGTCGTTATGGACATGAAGGTCAACAAGCGCATCGCGCAGTCCAGCGAGAAGGGCAAGCGGCTTATCGAGCGGCTTGATGAACTTCAGGCCAACTCAAACGCCGAGCCGATCCACGTATCTACCGGCCTCCTGCTGCGCCGTGAGCAGAACAGCGGCAAGTCGAAGGGTAAGAGCTACTCATGGGTAGCCCGCAACATGCAGTTCGACCACGTAGCCATTCTTCTCGATGAGCCTGGAGCTGCAACACCTGAAGAGGGCGTCGGCATCTTCGTTAACGCAGACAACTCCCAACAGGAAGTGAGCGTAGAAAACGCAGACCTCGCGCAGGCATCGAACTGCACCAGGGAAGGGCTGCTTAACAAGACCAAATTCTTCTTCACAAACGCATCAAATTTCTCATTCGACGATATCCAGCGGGCTATTAGCGACAAGCTCCGTGAGGGTCGCGACAACGATGATTGGGTATGGCCGGAAAGCGTATGGCCGGACTCCTTCGTTTATCGGGATGCAGATAAATATTTCAAACAGAAGTACCTCATCGACGATGACGGCAAGGCTCAATTCGTCGGCGAACCTGTAGAAGTCGTGCGGAAACCACCTGAGTACGAAATTAAAACCAACGGAGAAAGAGATCCGATGAAAGACATGATTATCAATGCGCTGAAAGCCGCTGGTAAGCCGACAGAAGGCAAATCAGAAGCTGAGCTGCTGGATGCGTTCAACCAGATGGCTGTTGAGAAAGCAGCTTCTAAAGGTGAGACGCCGGAAGAAAAGGCTGCTCGCGAGAAGAAAGAGGCCGAAGAAAAGTCCGCCAAAGACAAAGCCACCAATAGCGAAGAAGCACCGGCATGGTTTAAGCCGTTTGCCGACAAGCTGAGCTCTATCGAATCCGGCCTGACCGCTAACGCCGACCAGGAAAAAGCGACTAAGCGCGAAGCGGTGAAAGCCAAGTTCAAGCTCGACGACATGGCAGTTAACGCGCTCGATGGCGCGGCTCTTGATGGCCTGTACGCACAGTGCGCCACCTCACGCAGCCTGTCCGGCGCATTCAACCATTCCACCGATAAACCCTTCTCTGAGATGCCGGAGTAATAAAAATGGCTAAAGACGGTAAACACGTAATTCACGCGGGCGGCGTATTCCCGAACCCGCTTCTGAACCGCGAAGGCGGGGCAGCCGCAGCGACTCAACCGGGCACCATCGGCGTATTCACTAACGGCAAATTCACTGCATCCACCAACGGTGGCGAAAGCGCTGTGCTGTATGTGGCGAACTATGACTATCTGCGCTGCATGGGCGTCGATGACGTCATTCCTGCTAACGAGCTGGTCGTCGGCATTCAGTTACTGCCAGGCATGTTCCTGAACGTCCGCGCTGCTGCTGGCACTTATAACAAAGGCCAGGCACTGGCTATCTCTAACGGTCGCGTCACTTCCGGCGGCACTGCATCCGCAGTCCTCTTCGTGGAAGAAGACAAAGCGACAACCGTTGCTGCAGGCGACCTGCTGCGCGTAGTGGTCAAGTAAGGAGACCGATTAATGTTTGTATATTCCAAATCACTTGGCGAGAAGACTGGCAACCTGGAAGTAAACCAGGCTCAGTTCCGCGCGCTGCAGGCCGAACGTAACGCTACCGCCCAGGCGGTTGCTGATTTCCTGTCTCGCACCCAATGGCGTGGCGCTGCTGAAGATACTCCGACGCTGGACGCCGTTAACGCGGTTGATGATATCCGTCGCCTGTACCGCGCGTACGATACCACCGTGCTGCAGCAGTTCGAGCCGAACACGCAGTTCACCCTTCTGAACGACCTGATGCCGCTTTCCCGCTCTGTACGTATCGAGCAATCCCGTTACGACTACGCCCGCACCGGCGGTCGTGGTTGGGCACACACATCAATGTCCGGCCAGATTGGCGCAGCACTCGATGCTCGCGTCTATACCTTCGACGGCACGATGGTTCCGATCCACGATTCCGGCTTCAAGTTCACCTGGCGCGACCCAATCTTCAACAGCCCGTCGGCGCTTCAGTCTCAGGCTGACGCTCAGCGCGGCTCCGTGGAAGATGTTCAGCGTCAGTACGTTGATTACATGTGGGACGGCTACCGCGACGCGGCTGGTAACTACGCAGTATTCGACGGCCTGACCTGGAAAGGCTTCCGCGCTGATGAGCGTGTCGCTCAGGTGACGCTGAACGTAAACATGGCGACCAGCACCGACCCGAAAGCCATGCGCGCCGAATCAATCCGTCTGCGCGATGTGCTGAAGCTTGGCAACTACCAGTACGGCCAGCAGACCTGGTACGTTTCCTCTGAAATCGTCTCCAACTGGGAGCAGTATTACAGCGACAACTTCCAGTCCCGCACCGTGCTGCAGGAGCTCCTGACCCTGACAGGTATCGCGGCCATTAAAGAAGACGCGAAGCTGCAGGGTAACGAAATCCTGATTGTTCCGCTGCAGGCAGGCGTAGTAGCTCCGATCGTAGGCCAGGCCATCGGCACCGTTGCCGACCCGCGTCCGTTCTACAACAGCGATTACATCTGGCGCACCTGGGGCGCAATGGGCCTGATGGTCAAAACCGACATCAACGGTCACTACTCCGTGGTTCACGCCACCGGCGAAGCGACCAGCTAAGGAAGCGATATGGCACTGGTAAAAGTAATTTCATCAAACCTTTTTGCCGGTGCCAATTTCCAGAAGCTGGAGATTGGCTCTGAGGTAGAGGTTGCCGATTCAATCGCCGAACGATGGGTTAATGCCGGGCTGGCCGAGTACCTGGAAGAGCGCCAGCTGGAAGTCGCCACACCCAGGCGCGGACGGAAACCCAAAGATAAGGAGTGACCATGGCTATCACGCCAATCACAGCAGCGCAGGTTAAACAGCAGCTGTCATCCCTCGGTTACTCCATTCCTGATTTCATCATCAACGCATATCTCTGCAAGCTCAGCAGCATTGAGCAGTGCCTGGAGGCGTCTGGCTACGACGAATGTGACGTCGTGCTGATTCAGGTCTATGCCGTCTCTCTCATGGCCTTAACGGCATACAGTCAGCGCATTAAATCGCAGTCAGCGCCTTCAGGGGCGTCGCGGTCATTCGACTATACCGGCGATGTACGTTCGATGCGTGACGCTCTTCTGTCACTGGATAAGAGCGGATGCACGGCATCGCTGCCGATAGATGTGGGTAGTCGCGTTGGCTTCTTTGATGTCGTTGGAGGTTGCTGATGTGTGAGAAAGAGCAGAAGCCCAAAAATCCCGACGAGGAGCCGTGGGAGCATGAGGATTACCACCTATGAGCTCAGTAGCTAACTGGTCATACACCGCGACAGCGACAATCTGGCGCAAGCTTGATGGTCAGGACGACTACGGCGACCCGCTCGGTTATGCAGCGCCTGAGCAGATTCTTTGCGGCTATGAAGGCGGCCTGAGCAAGCGCATCGGCGGTATTGGTTCAGAAATCGTTGCGAAAAACACAATCTGGACTGAGTACGCACTGGCTAAGACTGGCGACTATGTGCTGATTGGCATTTCCGACCTGGCTGACCCGAAAGAAGCCGGAGCTGATGAGGTTCAGCAGGTGCTTCGCTATGAAGATACCTTCGAGCGGATCGCCGACGACTACGCCATCATAACAGGAGTCTGATATGGCCGGTAAAGTTCGCGGCATTGCCCAGGCGAAAGCTAATCTGGACGCGCTGATTAATGACGTGCAGGGGCGCAAGGTCGTCAGGGCCGTGCAGTCAGCACTGTTAATCGGTGGCGCGCAGGCAGCGTTATACACCCCAATCGACACATCAACGCTTCTGAACAGCCAGTTCCGGGAGATTGACGCTAACGGCACAAAGGTAACCGGCAGGGTGGGCTACTCGGCCAACTATGCGGTTTACGTTCACGATCCGAATGTTCCGCAAACCTTCCGCCGCGCCACTGCCCGCAAAGAGTTCCTTACCAAAGGCTTTGAGGACACCCGAGAGCAAATCGACCGGGTTATGAAGCAGGAGCTGTCACTATGAATCCGCCAATGCATACGCGCGTGCGCAACTACTTCATGAATGCTGGCCTGACGGATGGCTTTAAGGTTCAGCTGCTGATGTGGACCGACTCAGGAACTGAATCTGACCGTTTCATGGTGTTTCGTCCAAATGGCGGCAGCAATATCCGCAATGGCCTCGGCAATGAGCAGTACATCCTGGTCGACGTTATCGGCGCAAAAGGTGGCAATGCTTTTGTTGATGAGCGCGTGCAGCAGATAGTCGATTACGTCCAGCAAAACCCCATGACCGATGATTGCGTCGGTTATCTCCAGAATATGGGCGCTATGCCCGGACCAGTTCTTACAACCGAGGGACGCCTTGTCTATCGGCTTCAATTCGTCGCCACCTACGGCGAGTAATTAAACGTCAAAGAGGAAGTAACATGGCTAATTGCCCAACCAGCAACGAACGCTTGTTCGGTGGCGCTATTGTGCTTGAAGTTGCCGACGGCTGCCCGGACACCGTGCCGCTTGAATCGGAATTTAAAGCGCTGGCCGCCGGTACGTCAAAAGGGTTCGACTTCAGCCCGAACACCGTGACCAGTGATGCTGACGATGGCGGCGGCTTTGTCGAGAGCATCACCACAAACTCCGACTTCACCATCAGCTTTGAAGGTGAGGTGCGCAAAAACGACAAGCTCGACCAGTACGGTATCGGTCGTTTCATCAAGTACTTCGCTACCGAGCTTAAGGCCAAGCGACAGCCTGGCATCTGGGTTCGCATGGAATACGGTCCGGTGACCTTCCAGGGTTACATGGTTATCACTGCCCTCAGCTCGGACGGCGGCACTAACGACATCGTGACCTTCTCCACTGAGTTCAAAGTGGGTGACTCCAGCACCGTGCAGGTTACTGATACCTCCGAACCTTCCAGCTAAAACACTGCGGGGCGCAAGCCCCCTTTCTGAGAAAGAGATATGCAGGTTCTGATAAACGGAATTCCCTACGAGCCAGCGTCGGCGCGCTCATCTGGCATTGGTATTGCCATCACCACCCATAACCGCCCCGACGTACTGGCGCGCGCTCTTGAGCAGCACCAGAAACATCTGCCGCCCGGCGCAGTGGTTGTGATTGTCGATGATGGCTCGGTGCCGGCCGCCGCAGCACCAGAATACGCAAGGCTTATCCGTCACGAACAATCTCAGGGCATCGTGGCATCCAAAAACGCCAGCATTGAAGCCCTGATTGATGCCGGTTGTGAGCATCTGTTTCTGTGGGACGATGACGCATGGCCGATTGCAGATGGCTGGCATATTCCGTATATCGAGTCTCCTGAGCCTCATCTGGCATATCAGTTTCTCGACCTGGCTGGCCCACGCAAGCTGAATGACCTTTCAGTCCTGTACCGCGATGAAAAACACATCGCCTACACCGGCCAGCGCGGCGTGATGCTCTATTACCACCGCAGTGCGATTGAAAGGGTCGGCGGGTTCGACCCGGTTTACGGGCGCGGAATGTACGAGCATTCAGACCTCGCACTGCGAATTCATAATGCTGGGCTTACCTCATGGGCATATGCCGACGTTATTGGCTCTGAGAAGCTGATTTACTCACTGGATGAGCATGAGTCGGTAGAGCGCTCAGTACCCAAGCCAGAGCGCGAGCGTCAGGTCAGCAACAACGTAAAAATTCACAACGAGCGCCGGGACTCCGGTTATACCGGATGGGCACCATACAGAAAGCAGCGTAATGCCGTCATCACAACCTTGCTGACCAGTCATCCTGACCCGCAGCGAGGAACCAGGATGAAGCCAGAGCAGTCACTTATCGCCAGATGGTCAGAGTCGATTAAAGGTGCCGACGCAGTCATTCTCGCTGACGAGTTTGAATACTCACCTCCAGGCCAGACGACCGTTCGCGTGCCTGTTGTCAATATGAACGTTTATTTTCGGCGCTGGCTGCATATATGGCAATACCTGCGCGACCATCCTGAATATCGGTTCGTCTGGTGCACCGACGGGACAGATGTCGAGATGCTTCGCGAGCCGTGGAATGAGATGCATCCGGGCGTGATTTATGTCGGTTCTGAGCCAAAGACCTATTCCGATGAATGGGCCCTCAAAAATCATCCTGAGCGCGTATATCAGTCATTCCTGAAGCAGTACGCGAGCGACACCATGCTGAACGCCGGATTGCTTGGCGGATTACGCGAAGACGTCATGGAGTTTGCTCACCGCATCGTGCGGCTTTACTACCGCATCGAGTCCGACCGCTTCTGGAATAAAGAAGGGGCAGCAAGGGCGGTAGGTGACATGATCGCATTCGGTATCGTGGCGAAATCATTCGGTGACCGAGTAATTACCGGCCCGAAAGTGCATACGGTGTTTAAGACCAACGGCATCGGCAAGGAAACAGCATGGTGGCAGCACAAGTAACATTCGCGGTGGTAGGTCATCACCGACGCGCCCAGCAGGCTCACAGGCTTGCTGAGAGTCTTAATGCGCAGCTTTTTATCGATGATGCCGACCACGGAGCCAACTGGAATCACCTGAGAGCAATCAAGTGGGCTGCAGGCCAGTCAGCGCGAGTGGTCGTGCTGGAAGATGACGCTCAGCCGGTGGATGGCTTTGCAGGTCTTGCGGCTGAATGGTGCGCCAGATTCCCTGATGAGTTGATCAGCTTCTATCTTGGCACGGGTCGACCGCCGCAGTATCAGCAGCAGATTGCTGAAAGCCTTATCGCCGCGGATAAATGCCGGGAAGATTACATCATCCTGAACCGACTGATTCACGGCGTCTGCTATGCGCTGCCAGCCAATGGAATTAACTGCATCCTGCTGAACTGGAGCCAGCGAAAGCCAGCGGACTATGCCCTCGGCGACGCATGGGGAAGGGGTGTTATTTACCCTTGCTACTCGCTCGTAGACCATGCCGACGAGATGCCCGTAGAAAAGGCTTTCGACGGACTTCCAAGAAACGAGAGAAGAAAAGCGTGGAGGCTTTACCGGTGAATATCCCGCTTAAAGAGATTGGCGAGTGCCTCATCAGCGTTGACGGCGAGGATTACTTCTTCCGGCCGTCATTTGTGAACATGTCACGTATCGGCGAGCCAGATGAAATCGTCCAGGTGTTTTACGACCTGCACAACGATGAAGTAACCAGCCTGGTTAGTCGAGCTGTTGAGGCTTACGGATACGTTCCGCAATGGTTAATCAGTCACATCAAGACTACCAGTTATGGCCGCAAGGCGTTTCTCGCGTCGGTGGTTGTTCTGAATGCCTGTTGTGACAAAGACGCTGGACCGTTGACCGGCGTATTCCATCCCTCTAAAGGCAACGGGCGCACATTCAAGATTCGCAAGGGCGCTCTGCCTGAGTCTGACATGTTGCTGATTGCGCAGTCGCTGATAACCCATGGCGTTATCGGCAAAGCGAAAGTGCGAAAGCTCCAGCGGCATGAAAGCGGAGAGACCAGCACCGAGTTCCGCGCCGTTGATTACATCGTGGCCGCGCAGGCGCATTTCGGCATGACCGAGCAGGAAGCAGGTAATCTGACGATGACCAAGTTTCAGATGCTGCTGGCAACCAAATACCCTGAACAGAAAGGCTTTACTCGCGAAGAGTATGACCGTGTGGCCGAAGATTACCTGGCGAGAAAAGCCAAAAAAATGATGCGCACCCCTGACAAAAGATCAGTAACACCCTTCGCCGGATGAGGTTAAACTCCTCAAAAAAGGGAAAGGGATTAGTTATGCAGGATGAAGAACAACGTCAGGCTGCACTTCGTTATCAACTACAGCGCAGATTGGAAAAAGTTACTCCAGAGCTTCTTTCTCAATTCATGTATGAGCGCGGCGTCCCTGTGGTCAAATGTCTTTTATGTCACAGCAATGATATAGGCATACCTCAGGCATCAGTTTTTACGGTTGGTTCATCTGTTGGCGAAAATCATACCTACGTTCGCCACACCGTTTTAAATACCGACGGGCCTCCTCTTGCACTGGATCGGTATGAGTACCGCTTGATTTGTAATAATTGTGGCTATACGAGCCATATTGCGGTGTATCCGGTGTTAAAATGGCTAGAGTCGAGAGGTGGCAGCAGTGAGTGAGGCTATGCAAGATAATGTTGCTATCGGAAAGTTTCCGCAATACAGAAAGGCCGATGGCGGTGGACCAACAGGAGGCGACGACGTGTTAGAGCCAAGAGTTGCCAGACTTGAGTCTGATGTCGAATATATCAAGCGGGACATCAGCGAGATAAAGCCAGACATCAAGAGTATTGATGGCAGGCTTTCAGGAATTGAAAACAGCCTTTCCTCCGCGAAGACAACAATCAAGGTTGTCGGCGGGGTTGTAACCGCTGCGCTTGCTGTGTGTACCTATCTATTTGGCACATACATATCAAGAATGGTAGATGCATTGAACGGAATTGTTCTCAAGTAAACTTAAACCCGCCCCGGCGGGTTTTTTGTATGCAATCCCCCGCAAGTTTCCCTCCCGTTGGTTGATATGTGATCGCTTTTTGATAGCATGTCAGGAAATGTAACGGAGGTAATTCTAAGTGAAAAAATTAGCATCATTAATATTCATGATTGCTTCATCTTGTGCTGTGGCTGCTGAATATCCATTCTCTGTACCAACAGATTCTTCTGCTAACTACACCGTTCTTGAAAAGGATGTAAACAACGACTTTGTAACGATAATTACAAAAAGAGAAGGGAAATCAGGGGTAACCTATTCAAAGAGAATGTACTCATGCAAAGATAACACTTTTAAGTATCTTGGCTCTGGAGAGACGCTAGAGCAAATGAGTAGCTCACAACCTGATGACCACATGTCGCCGATTATTGCCGAATCTATAACGGATTACGTCGGCAAAGAAGCTTGTAGGTGAGAAAGTAAATGATAAAACCCGCTTCGGCGGGTTTTTTATTGTTCAAAGAGGGGCATATGGCCGGAGATAAGCAGTTAGGTAACATCGTCTACCAAGTGGAAATGGATGTTGCTCAACTCATTGCAGCGCAGCAAAAAGTTAACCAGCGCCTTGACCAGATGGACGGTAGTTTTAATAAGTCATCTCAATCCGCTGGTCGTTTTGAGGGGGCATTAAACAAGGTTGGCATTGCCATCGCAGGCGCTTTTACTATCGAGACCGCAAAGCGGATTATAGAAATCGGCGATGAAATGATTACATTGCAGGCTAGGATTTCTCGCCTTAGCTCAAGCGTTGATGAGGCCAAAAAGACCATGGCCACGTTGTCTTCTATTTCATCGCAGACCGGTAACAGCCTTAGCGAGACTGAGCGACTGTGGGAATCTCTGACCTCAGCATTAAAAGAGACCGGAGCAACAAACTCACAGATTTTAGCGCTGACTACCACCCTTCAGAAAATAGGATCTATTGGTGGCTCATCCACTGAAGAGATGGCCAATGCTTTGCGTCAATTCGGCCAGTCCATTTCAGGCGGGATAGTTAGGGCAGAAGAGTTCAACTCCATTCTGGAACAGATGCCGGAGCTTGCGCGACAAATCGCTGCAGGCCTAGGTATTTCTATAGGGCAGTTGAGACAGAGAATGCTTGAAGGGAAGTTAACTGCTCAAGATGCCCTCAATGCAATCCAGCAGCAATCTTCAAAAGTTAATGAAGAGTTCGAAAAAATGCCTGTAAGTATAGGCAGGGCAAAGAACAGCTTGGATGTTGCATTTAGGAACGCAATTAATGACTTGAATCAAGCCATAGGTTTAACTTCCACGCTGGCTGGTTTAATGCAAAGCGTAGCAGATAACCTCAACTTCTATAATAGCAACGTTGGCGAATCATCTCGGATGAATAAGCTAATTAGTGATCAGAAGAAATACAATGAGGAAATTAGCGATTCAATAAGATGGTATGAGACAGAGTCTATTTACCAAATTCGAAGAAATGAGGCGGCAAATAAACTAAAAATAGTTGAGGGAGAGATAGCCCACATAAGAGCAAAGGCGGCAGCTGAAGCTCAAAAGAGTCAAAAATTCATTGCACCTCAGTCCAATGGTGATGATGCTGCTACCCAAAAGCTCGTCAAAAACTCGGAACGCAGATTAGCACTAGCCAAGCTTGAAGGTGAGGCTCGCGCACGGCTGCAGGCTCAATATGATGCAGCCGATGCCGGGATTACTGACCAGAAACGCGTGAAGGAACTTCAGGACGAGTATGCCGAGACATACCGGGTAACTGAAGCAAGAAAGGAAAGCAACAAAGAGGGCAAGCAGTCAGCCAGCCAGGCGGAGTCGATAGCGCAGAAACTTGAGGCGCTAAAGCAGCAGTCTCAACTTGCTGCCGACTCAACTGGTGAATTGAGCAGAGAGCAGGCAATGCTAAATGCTGAGCTTTCACTTGGGAAAGGCGCTACCCAGGCCCAAATTCAACAGGCAAGGCAGTATGCCGCAACAAAATGGGATACAACTAACGCCATCAAGGCGCAGGCTGCCGCAGAAAAGTTACTGCCAGAAGCACGAGAGAACGCTAGTTACAAACAGGATGTGGAGGCTCTTAATACTGCTCTCTCAGCTAAGAAAATTAGCCAAGAGCAGTACAACCAAACTTCTGAGCGACTGGAAGCAACCCATCAGGCAAACCTTGCCAAAATTCGTGCCCAGCAGGCTGTGGCGCCGCAGCAAGAGGCTGTTGCTGCAGTTGACCCCGTGCAGCAACTGGCTAACGAAAATGCTGAAAAACTGGCATTAATTCAGCAATTCGAAAAAAAAGGATTGCTAGCACACGAACAAGCCTTGGCGTTAAGAAATGCTGCGGATACGCAGTATGAGCAACAGAGAACTGCGGCGCAATGGGAACTCCTGAGTCAACAGAGCCTTGGTTATAACATGCTTACCAGTGCTGTTGATGCTTTTTCGGGTAACGCCTCAAATGCTCTTACTGGCCTGCTAACTGGCACAATGGATGCCCAGGATGCGATGAGGTCGCTTGGCAACACGATTTTGAACAGTGTCATCAATAGCATGGTTCAAATGGGTGTTGAAGCGCTCAAAAACATGATCATCGGCCAGACGATTGGTGCCGCATCTTCAGCAGCATCAATGGCTCAGGCAGCACTTGTTTCTTCTGCATGGGCTCCGGCAGCGGCAATGGCATCACTGGCAACTCTTGGCGGCAATGCCGCCCCCGCCGCTGCTGGGATTGCTTCAACGGTAGGGCTGGCATCAGGGCTCGCTCTCACTGGTATGCGTTATAACGGTGGGCCGGTGAGTGCCGGTGGACTTTACCAAGTGGGCGAAAAAGGAAAGCCAGAGATTTACCAGGCAAGCACCGGTAAGCAGTACATGATACCCGGCGACAATGGCAGGGTTATCAGCAATAAGGATATGACCTCAGGGGGCGGTGTGAACGTCATAATCAACGTTCAGAATATGACGGGAGCCACATTTGATGCTCAGGCTACGAGTAGTGGAGATGGTACAATAACCGTGGATGCCATCATTGCTGATCTAAATAATGGTGGTCCAATTTCTCAGGGCATAACAAATAACTTCAATACCAAAAGAACACCACGCGGTCAAAATTGAGAGGGAATATGGATAGTATTTTGCCTGGCGAATCAAAAAGCATTCCACTTGAAAGCGGGAAGGTAGTCAAATACTCAGCTAATCGAGCTGTTAATTTTGAGTTTTTGCTTACAGATGGCACTTACATTACCGGTGTTATTCCTGCGGGAGAGACGCTTGAGTTTAAGAGTAACGGCTCTATTCAAGAATTTAACATTAAAATTTTTGAAGCTCCGAGACAACCAACCGCTATAGAATAAACCCGCTTCGGCGGGTTTTTTAATGCCTGGAGTTTAGATGCCAATTATCGATTATCCCGACTGGCTGCCGCTGGCGCAGAAAGCCAGCAAAAATATGACCTTCGACACCGGGTTTCAGACTGACCAGCCAGCAGTCGGACCTGCCATATTCCAGAACCTTACTGACGATCTGAAAACCACATGGTCGCTGACGTGGATTTTCACCCTTGATGAAGAGCGCGCTTTTCAGCAGTGGTTGCGCAGTCCGAACTACCTTAACCGCGGCGTTAACTGGTTTCGGATGCCCATCAACATCGGCGGCAGTGGCTTGCAGGTTCAGGAGTTGCATTTCACACAGATGCCGGTGCAAACCAGCATCGACGGCGGAGTGGTTACGTGGACAGGGACTGTTATCGCCAATCACCTCTATAATCCTGACGACGAATTCGACGACATTATTGTTGAGCTACCGCCGCCGTGGAATAGCTGGCTGGATATTGTTGTGACCGGTTATCCTGATAATCGTGATCCGGAATCTCTGCCGAGGGTGCCGTAATGCCGTCCTTTCGTGAATATAAACAACAGCGCCCGACGCGCGGCCTATACGACACAATCACGTTCTATCATCCGTCATTCGGATACGTCCGCCTGGTAGATAAGCAGTTCTTCGACAAAACGCTTGGCGGCCAGGTGTTCAAGCCTGCGCGTTTCGAGATTGAAGAGAGCCAGCAGAGCGGGACTCCTGTGATTGACGCCACTGTGAAACTTGGCCGCCTTTCATCGGACATCAAAGCGCTGATGAAGAAGTGGAAGGGTGCATCCCGATTGACGGCAATTACAGCGACGCGGCAGATATTTGATAGTGGAGACGTTTCTGCACCGATTAAGTCGTGGCAGTTATACGTCAAAACGGTAGATGTCGACGCAGATGCTGCATCCGTGACTCTGTCCGTCACAAACCCGCTCAATAATAATATTGGGAGATTATACGATCCCCGCGAATACACTGGACTCCAGTACCTATAAGGCACGCTCATGACTAAAGATGAATTTATCCTCCGGGTCATCGGCGTGCCGTGGGCGAACCGTGCATGCACTTTCGAGAAGGTCGACTGTTGGGGCTTGGTTGTTCTTCATTACCGCCACGTGCTCGGTATTGAGCTACACCAGACACCGGACTACGAAGCCGGTGAGGACTTCTTCACCTGTTATCAGGGCGACGTCGTCTTCTGGCGTCAGGTCGATAATCCAGTAGAGGGCGGGATATTCGTGGGGTACCGCGGCGCACAACCGGCGCATGTTGGACTGGTTCTGAACAGGCAGGCGTTACACTCTCGCGGCGAAAACGGAAGCGTTCGCATGGACTCGTTGCTGGTCATTCAGCGTGCATTCACTAAAGTGGAATTCTTCGAATATGGCTCTGATTGAATTAAGTCGTTTCCCGGGAACGCCAAAAGAACGCTACAGGGTGCCAAACGGCACCCTTTTTTATGACTGGCTGGCGGCCAATGACGCCACCTTTTACCGTGACCTGCTGATCATACGCAACGGCGTAAAGCTTCGCGACGACGATGACCTAGCCTTTGAGTTGAGCGAGCTGGACACCATTCAGATATTCGACCAGCCAAAAGGAATTGTGGAAGACATCCTCAGCCCTATATTTAAAGTGGTGGGCCAGGTATTTTCGTTCCTGGCGCCGAAGCCGGCAATCGCGAACAACGGCGGTAATACCGTCGACTCACCGAACAATAGCCTGACCGGTCAGACTAACACCGCGCGCGTCTATAAAGCCAAACCGGATATTTATGGTCAGGTGAGGTCATTTCCTGACCTTATTCAGGAATCTGTTTTCGAATATGTGCGTCAGAATGATAAAGATGGCGGACTGAAGTACGTGACAGAATGGATGTGCGTCGGAATCGGTAAGTACGATTATGAGTCTGTGCGCTACTCTGAATCGAGTCTGGGCTCACTGGCTGGGGCTGAATATCAGTTTTATCAGCCCGGTGAAGTCATCCCCCAAATCGTCGAGGGATATGGCTTCGATGACGTAGATGGACAGGAGGTGCCTGGGCAGAACGAAGCGGGAGATTTCCCGATAGAAACGGCGACGGCAAACACAGTCGTCAGCGGGACATATTCCGGTGGCCAGATAGCCATGAAAATCGTGAAGCAATCCGACTTCGATTACTTCATGGGTCTTGTGCTACCGCATGCTGTGACGTTCACCATCAACGTGACGTACAACACGGCATCCGGATCAGTAACGACTGACGCGACATTCTCAGGGACGCTGATCTCCGCGGTAGAAACGAACGACGGCGCTGTGGTTAACCCGGTGCGCTGGTACACGTTTACGATGAGCGACCTGCAGGGACCGCAGGACATACCGGCGACGGCGACCATCAACACCACGAAATTCATTCTCAACGACAACGAAGCGCTTGTTGTGGGGCCATTCTTCTCGCCAGTTGAATCTTCTCAGCTCTGGCTACACACGCAGTCGAGCCTGGGCGGTAAAAAACAGACGAACTGGAAAGTTGTTATCTGGAAAATCGACGATAATTACAACCAGATACCCGGCACGACCCAAACTTTCACGTATTACCAGGGGACTCCTCACGACCATACGAGCGAAGTTTTTTATCGCACAGATAAGATAACCCCGTCAGGTGGCTTCGGTAAATATGCGATCAGCTTTCAGCGCACTGATAACTCCAGCGATGCCTCGGTGCTAAAAGTTGAAGAAATCCACGCCATTAATATCATAACGAACGTTGTTCATCCTACTGATACGCTGGTACGTGTCAAAGTTCGGGCGACAGAAAACGCGCTGGGAAGTCGCGAACGCAAATATAACGCTCTCGTAACGCGCCATACCATAACTTACGACCTGAACACTCAGGCTGTGGATTACACGCTGCGGCCTTCTCGCTCGTTCGCTGATGCAGTGGCGCATACCTGGCTTGTGATGGGTGAGCAGCCAGTCAGCAGCATTGACCTGTACGGTCTGTACTCTATTGCTGAGAGCCTGCCAGATGAGCGCCTTGGCTACTTCGACTACACCTTTGACGACGAAAACGACTCGCTCGGCGACCGCGTGCAGGCAATATGCAATGCGGCGTCGGTGGTGGCGTATTGGGATGACGGTGTGCTGACATTCACGCGTGACCAGAAAGTCGATTACCCCGCTGCCGTATTCAACCGTGCCAACATGAAGACGGACGAGTACAAAATCACGTACGAAGCCACGCTACCGGGTGGCTATGACGGTGTGCAGGTGTCCTATGTCCACCCGACCACCAACAATAAGACGTACATCAACTACCGCGTGCTGAACGGCGCTATCGTCGAGCAGGAAGCAGAGAACCCCAACAAACTGGAGATTGTCGGATTCCGCAACGAGTATCAGGCGCGTGAGAGGGCGATGAGGGAAGTTAAGCGGCTGATTTACTCGCGTGTGAAGATGAACGCAAAAGTTTTCGAAGATGGCATTATCCAGGTGGGTAGCGTCATTCAGATGCCGGACATCTACGACAGCAACCAGCAGCAGGGGTATATCACCGGGCGCGCCGGGAACAACTTCGATGCCAGCGAGCCAATTACATTTACCGGCTCGATGTATGTGCTTATCACAGACAGCATGGGAAATCCGACGTTACGCTACCCAGCTTCGCCTCGAACGGACACCAAATACGGATTCACCGCGGCAATACCAAACATTCAGCTCAATATCTGGAATGGAGACACTGTGCAGCTTCCGTCGCGCTACCTAATTGCGACAGTAGAAGAACTGGACAGCCAGCTGTGGACGGTAAACAGCATCAAGCCAAATACCGATAACACCGTCTCACTGACAGTCTCAGAATACAGCGACTCTATCTACTCATAAGACCCATTCAACCATCACAACCCGGCCAACGCGCCGGGTTTTTTTATGGAAAAAATATGGCTACGCAACCTACTAATAATCCAGTACCAAGCGAGTCCCCGCGCGATCTTAAATTTAACGCAGGGAAAATCGACGAATTCGTCACCTCACTGGTTAATACTTATGTTGACCGTTTCGGTAACGAGCATTACACCATTGAGGGGCTGCGCTGGCTGGCGCAGCAGGCTATCGCGCAATACGGATGGATTCCTGTCGGCACATTCCAGGCCGGTACAACATTAACGCTGCCCAATCAGGTTCTGAAAGACATGACGGACGGTGAATATTACCGCTGGGATGGTGCGCTGCCCAAGGTTGTTCCTGCCGGATCTACGCCAGCATCTACAGGCGGAACGGGTGTAGGGGCATGGATAAGCGTTGGGGATTCAGCGTTAAGGTCAGCGCTGGCGAGTAGTGACGGATTCTCCTTAATTGGTGAGTTAATCTCTGTTGCTGATTTTTCAAAAATAACTCCAACTGACAAAAAGAAAGTGCGTCTTCGCGGCTGGTACGCCGTCTCAACAGTAGGTGCCGGGGATTTCTATTATGATTCCGCATCTCCAAAATCGTTACACGATGGCGCGATTTATATTTCTCCAACGGTACCATACGCGAATGCTATTGATTTTATAAATGGCGCAGGCGAATCAGACCCTTCAGGCACTGGATGCTGGGTGCGCAGTGACATTAAGACCGCCAGGGGTATAGACCTCTCATGGTGGGCGCCGGCTGCTTTAGACAAGCATTCCGATGTAATCCAGAAAGCTTTAGATAAAGCCAAGCTATTAAAGCTAGATTTACATATCCCCGCCGGTGAATTTGTACTAGATAAGTTAGTTACTTATGATTATGTTTCTGGCGTTGGCGCTAATGCTGTTCGTGGCGGTAATATTATTGGGGCCGGTGCTAAAAGAACAATACTTATCCAGGATGTTGCAGGCGGCGGGTTCCCTGGCAATGGAGTCGCATTTAAGATAACTGGCAGTATTGATACTTCCTCTTTCCAGATTGATAAATTCCATATCTCGGGTCTTAGCATCCGGGGAAACGGCACAACGGCAGGCGCAAACGCTAATACCGGAACTTTCTTCCTTATGCAGCGTATGATGGGGTTCGTTATCGAAGATATTTTTTCAAATAACCTTTATCGAAGCATTATTATTGAGGATTCCCTGTACGGAAGCATAAGAGACTCTCGTATAACTAGTAGCATCGAGGGCATGTTGTTCCGAAAGCAAAACACACAAACGGGCGTGAATGTCGTAACCTTAGAACGCGTTGATTTCATTGATTGTTGGCGGTTCTGTTTGCAAATGGTAGAGTCTCATCAGATTGTACTAGATAACTGTGCTTTCGAGGCAAACGGCAATCGAGATACCTCCGGTGTTGCCTGTATCGTAGCGCGGCGGGTCGGTGGCGCCGGCGGCATAGGTACTGATATCAGGAATTGTTATTTTGAAAATAACAACATGCGTGATATTGCTTTTGCTTATGACTTAAATGCATATTGCCAGCACAGCATTCGAAACTGTAACTTCGCAAAAACAGGCGCTAACGTCTACAGCGGTCGTGTTTACACTACCAGTAGCATAACACCCACCGGCAGCGCGTATTTTAAGCTAACTATGACCGATAACCAATTTTTGGTTGGAGGTTCTTACGTAGAAGACCCTGTAAATCGCCCCGATGTAGCTTTTGTTGGTTTTGTATGGGCTAGCGGGATGGCAGATCGTGTTAAATTTATAAACGAAAACAATGTTTTAACAGGCGGGGCTGTTACGCCTACAGTTGTTGGCGTACAAAACACAAGAGGCCATTTGTTTACGGCCCGTGTTGGGGCTGACGGGGTGCTATCTGACGCGGGTAGTAATAACGTTATATCTGTACAAAAAAAAGGCACCGGTACCTATTCTATAGTATCTAATGCCGTATTAGACAAGGCGGTATTTATGACAAGATTTCATGACGCTAACAATGGGGGGATATCTGTATCGAGTGCCGGTACAGGGAGTAGTACTGCGAATGTATCTACATTTAACTCCAGTGGCGTCGCTACCGATATCGCTTTTACAGTAATCGCAATGTTGCTGTAGTTGAAAGGCTCCTCACGGGGCCTTTTTCATTTCTTCTCTGTCAGACACTCCGCCAGCAACACCGTATACAACTGGCGGGAGAGAGCATTTATCAGCAGCCCATCCGACAGCCGCGCTAAGCGTTCCCATGAAACCCACGTAAAGCATGTATCTCGTCGTGGTTGTAGAACTGTTGAAGGTGAATCGAGCATTAGCGAAGAAACTGAAACTGACCGCAACAACGAATCCGCTGAAGTTCGCCAGAGCCTGGCTTGTGCCTAGCGCATAGAAGCAGGATGCGAACACCACCCAATGGATGAGGGTATTGAGCACGCCCACAGAGGCGTACTTCGTAAACAGCTTGAGCATATCTAAGTCCGTTAGATTTGAAGGGGAAGAGTCTAGCATCGGACGGGTCATCGATCGACGGGTAGTGGGATAGCAAGTGGTTTCTCTCCTGCCCCCATATTTCTCAGGTATTCATTAGCCCACTCAGGTGGGCTTTTTGTTTCTGAAAACGTCATGCTTGGCTTGGCTATGTAGGTTTTTAAGTGCCTGATACATTTGTGTATAAGATGACATTTGCTCCATTAGATAAAATGTGACATTTGTCATTTCCTCCTCCCATTTCGAAAACTCCTCGGGAGTTTTAGGCCTGCGCTGCGAAAGGTCGCCGTAGGTCTTCATTAGCTTTGAGTTATCAACGGCAGATGGTGTGGGGGTCTTTAGCGCCTCATCAATCATGAAAATGATTTCAGTATTCATCGACCTGCCGTTTTCTTTGGCTCTAGCCGCAATTGCCTCCCTCATTCCTGCTGGAAGCCTAACGTTAAACCTATCCATTTCTTGGCTGGGGAACTTACTCATAAACCCTCAAAATTGTAATTTTGACGACTAACAATAGCACCTACTTGACACCATTTTAAATGGTGTTAAATTGGTACTAGCACCAAGTTGGTGCTATTATGAGGAGATAGGAAATGCAAGATGTGATTTATACCGGTCGTAAAAATGTGGTTTTCAATTTGAGACTTCCGGAGCGCATGGACGAGGAAATTCGCAAGCTGGCAGAAATGGACGGCATCTCTATTAACTCAGCGATTGTTCAGCGGCTGGCAAAGAGCCTGAGAGAGGAAAGGGCTAATGGTCAGTAAAAACAGCGAAGCCCCAACTGCGCTAACAGTAAGGGCTTCTAATTTGTCAGTTAACCTTTGCGAGAAAACCAACATGAACATTGTAGCCAAATCAGAACTTAACTTCCATGGTGTTAACCTGACGCCTGTTTCTGAAATGCAGGGAATTTGGCTTACCTCCGGGGATGTTGCTAAGGCGCTCCACTACAGCAGCACAAAGTCAGTAACGAACCTTTTTAACCAGTATTCTGATGAGTTCTCACCGGCAATGACAATGGTCATTGAATCGATGACCAATGGAATTAACGGCTCATCCCGCCGCATGAAGACCCGCGTATTCTCACTTCGTGGCGCTCATTTGTTAGCTATGTTCGCCCGAACTCCAGTCGCTAAAGAATTCCGCAAGTGGGTGCTGGATATTCTGGATCGCGAAGTGGAGCAATCTCCTATCGCCAAACAGTTTACGGACGAAGAGCTATGTGATTTGGCTTGGTTATGGCGTGCCAGCTCGGTAATGATGAGCGCATGTAACGAGATATACCCACTGCTGCGCGTTGCGGAACACCGTATGGCCGGTCACTTCTACTCAATCACACATGAGTATCCGAGAACGCTGAATAAAGCAAGGGAGATCATCAAAAGGGAAGTGGAGCACTTCGAATATCAACCATGGAAGGATGACAACTGGAGTAGGGTATTGCCTTACCTGCGCCAGGAGAGATTGCAGTGATGCAAAGAAAAACCGCCAGTGGCTGCTGGCGGTCTACTGATGTCTAACAACGTATAGGAACGTCTATGACTAAAGTAACTGTAGCAAATGTAAGATCTGGTGTCACCCAAATGTCTCATCGCGAGATCGCAAAACTCACGGGGAAGAAGCCTGAACACGTGGTTCGTGACATAGAATCCATGCTGAAATCTCTTGGCCGTCATTATCCAGAAATGGATGATTATGATTCTAAAGAGTTTTCTATTAAACGGAAGGTTTATAACGGGCGCGTCGTCATAGATGAAATCCATCTCGACCAAGATCTAACGATGACGCTCATTACTGGCTACAGCGTGCCTTTGCGCCATAAAGTATCTAAGCGCTGGCGAGAACTTGAAACTGGTGAGGTACTGCCGCGTAAATCAGCCTCACATTTGCCTGAGTACCGCCGTGCTCGTGCTATTAAGATGGAGGTTGAAGCTATCAGCCTGGCTCTGTCTTATATGCCTAAGCTAAGCGATATCGCAAAACAGACTGCAATGGCGCGAGCGGTTAACGATGCTGCTGGTATAGAGCTGCTGCCATTACCGGAGGTTGAGGAGCATTACCACACAGCGGGTGAAGTGGCAAAAATGCTTGGGGTTACCGGGCAGAAGATTGGACGGGTAGCTAACGCCAACAATCTGAAGACGGAGCAGTATGGAATTTTTGTTATGGATAAGTCAGCCTATAGCAGCAAGCAGGTAGAAGCGTTCCGTTACAACGCTGAGGGCGTAAAAGCGCTGCGCCACCTGATTCATGGCGCTGATGTGGCGTAG